CACTGCAAAAAGAAATAAAATACTTTAAAAATAGTTTACTAAAGTCCTTGACTTTTTCAGAAATAGAGTTTATAATAATATTGAGCAAAACGTAGTGGAGTGTTAACGTAACGTAGTTTAACGAAGTGTTGCGAAATATTATTTATATACTATTCTTTGAAAAGAAAAGGCACTTAGTAAACATTAGTTAAAGAATTTCTTTTTGCAGTGCGTGGCTTTGCGCAGTCCGTCTGCCCCCTCGCTTGCCCCTCAGATTTTTATTTTTTGGCTCTAGCAGAGTTTTTCCGAATTTCTGCGCTAGAGCTATTTTTTCTTCTCGGCTTGCCCTCGCTTACACGCTTTTTCTGAACGCTTTCTGAAATATTCTAAACCATTCTCTTTCAGCAGTTTGCCACCTTGCTCTCTCGCATTTTTTGGTATCAGCTTGCTATATTTTGGTGTATCTTTACTCATTTTTTGTGTATCTTTATTATCTTTTTGTGTTACCGTATTATCTTTTTGTACCGTTGCCTTTCCGTCTTTTCTACTTTGTAATATCACGCTTACCATTTTGTGTATCGTGATTATTTTTTGTGTGGCTTGATTATTTTAAAGAGGGGTTGCCCCCTCGGTTTGTGTTGCTTTCGATCTAGTCTGTTACTGTTTGATAGTAGCTAAGTGCTTCCTCGTTGTCTTTGAAATGCTCATAGATAAAGTTGTCAATTTCAATCCATAAATCAGAATATAACCCACAAAGAACTTGGTTCTTTTCGTTATGTTGCCAGCTCTTATGATTAAGTACCATGGCAAATTCTGCCATATACTCAATGTTGTCTTGCCATTCATCTTTTGCTCGGTTGTAGGTGTCCTTAACTCCCTCAACTCCGAACATATCAGCAATGCTAAAGTCAGTCCAAAATGTCGTTTTAGGCTCATAGCCAATCATTTCAAAAATAGGGTTTGTGTATGTTGTAGTTAGGTTCATGTTGCGTTCTCCTTTAATTATAAGGGGCTTATAGCCCCCTCTTATTAGTCAACGTAGGTTAGGTTGTATTTTTCAACGATTTCAGCTAGGATTTTATCCATATCTGCTTTAACTCGGTCAATGACTTCATCTAGTTTTTCAATAGTTGTATCTAGCCATTCTTCCAAATCTTCCTTGATTTCTAACTCCTTAATAGCATAGTCAATAGTTTCGCTGTCAATAGACATACCACACAAACCAATATAAGTTGCGTTTGGATTGCATGATTCTTCATGAGTAATATGGTAAGCCTTATATTCTTCCATGTAGGCTTCGTCAATTCGCTTTGTTACCATTTCCCAAAACTCGTCCATGATTTCTTTGCTTGCTCCGTAGTTATCACTTAGGGTTTCTCCATGCCACATATAGTTGTGTTCTGAAAGGATATCTGCGTTGTTTTTCAAGGCTGTAATTGACATAGGTTTTTGCTCCTGTTTCTTAACTTCTTTATGTTTATATTATACACTCTTTTTTATCCTTTGTCAATACTTTTTGATTATTTTTTTGTGTTCCCATTGTACTTTTTTGTGGTGGAAATAAAAAACTATACTTCTAGGTAAACAAAAAAACAAGCTAGGTTCTAGCTCGCTTTCCTGATTTTTTATTGTTCTTCCTTCCCAACTGTAGCATACATTTCTGCAAAATTCTTGATTAGATCAATATTTTTCTTTTGAGCTTGAATTTTCTCAGAACGGAAACGTTCATAGTCTGCCATATCACGTTGGTAGGTTGCTTCAATGAGTTTCAGCTTTTCTTCAAACGCTTCATCTTTATAGCCACAGAATTTTTCGATTGAGTCGCCTTCTTCATCAGTATTGTATTCATAAATACTGTTGTTTTTTCGCAAGCTATCAATAAGCTCTTGTGTTTTGAAGCGTGGCTCTGATACCCACTGGTTTTGTGTGTCAAGTGTAAGCAAGATTACATTTGCTAGCATAGCTGTTGAATTGTCCATTTTTATACCTCTCGTCTGTATTGTCGCTTTCTTTTTTTATGATTATATTATACACCTTTTTATTTTCGCTGTCAACACTTTTTCATCATCTTTTTGTGTTTTTTGATTATTTTTTTTGCCATGAACGAAAGAAGAAGTAGCTTGTTTGCTATTCTTCCATCTTTTGCCATGCGTGACGTACAGTAGCAATCACGCTAATTCCTATATATAGCCATATAGGATAAGCTAGTAGTTGTCCTAGATACATTTTGCGGTTCTCCTTTAATTGTTTTTTGGTTATTGCTAACCACCTTATAGGGAGATAGGTAACTTTCGGTACGGAGTTTTATGTGTTTCAGCGTTGGTATAAAAGGAGATTATCTATGAAACTCTTACCTATCTCTTTATAAAGTGGTTATATCATCACTCCTTTTCCCCTGCTCGTTGCGTTGGAGCAGGGGTAGGAGTTGGAGTTAGTTATAACGGATTGGTGCTACCATGCTTTTTACGTTGTCGCTGTAAATAGCAATAGGGCGATAAGGGTTTTCTTTGTTTAAGTAAAATGTAACTTGTTTATCCCCAAACTCTTTCACGATTGATAGCGTATTGATAAGAAAGTCCACTTGCACTAAAATACCATAATCTTTAGAACGTTTATCAATAACATCTTGCTTAGGTTCGTTACAATGAGTGAAAGTTCCTGTTTGTTGATTAACACGGACGACCTTCCCTAGTTTGGGTTGAGTAACCGTCTTTTTCTTTAACTCTTTCAACTCTTTCAAAGCCTTTAATACATCAAGCTCAACTTTGGACATTCCTTGTAATTGCTTTTCTTTGTAAAAAAGTCTGTCTGTATCTGGATAGCTAATGCTTTCTGGATCGACTGGTTTATTCCCTTGTTCAATTTCCTTTGGAGTGAAGATATTTAAAGATATATGCTTATCAATGAGAGAAGCAGGTAAGTGAAAACAAACTCGCCCATCTGTATATACTGACTTGTCCTCGTAGCGATGGACTTGGTGTACGCCTGCTCGATAAAGCACGTCTTTTTTCTGTTGTTTTAGTTGCTTGGTAAGAATTTTTAATACCTTTTCTTTTACCTTTGCTCCTACTACTGATTGGTCTAAAACTGGTGTTGCGTTCATTATGTTTTCTCCTTAACCTCTTTATGTTTATATTATACACTCTTTTTTAGTGGTTGTCAATAGTTTTTGGTATTTTTTTATGTTTTTTGATTATTTTTTTGTGTTGTTCCCTCAATCCCACCTTGACAAAAGAAAAAGACTAGAAAGCTAGTCTTTTTAGTTAATCAAGCATTGGTGCTAGGTTGTAAAGCTCTATGTATTCCATAGGGATATTTTCACTTTCCCCTTTTATTTCTATACTTACTTCGTCATTGTAAACATTCAAAAGAGAAACCCTATAATACATTCCTTCTTCTAATTTTGTATCTATGAGCTTCTTCATGTGCTGTTTCAATCGGCAGACAAAGTTCAACTCCTTGTAATCAGGGAAATCCACTTCATCTAGCGAATACTCGCTAAGTTCTCCTTCTTCCCACGTTTCAAGGAACTGTTCTTCAATTCCCACCAGAACAACATCAATTTCTTTGCCATCTTTTTTACGAATTGCTCTTAACTTCATCTTTACACCTCTTTCCTTCTTACTTAGAATACACTTACTCCTTGTTCTTCCCAACCTTCAATCCAAGCAGATTGTGATTGTCCGTCATAGCCACAAGCATAGAAGGCTAGTCCATGATTTTCTTCACTTTCTAGCTTCTGGATCAAAATATCCAAATTTTCCTTCACAAAGCGTTTCACACCTTTTAGTTCGCCAAAAGGATAGAATAGCTTTTGTCCGTCTAGGACAACTTGCCAACCCCACCCTAATTGTGTCTTTTCGTAAACATATTTAATTTCCATTTTTAAATTCTCCTTTGTTGTCTGTAGTTGTATGATACACCCTTATAAAAGAGTGTATCAATTTAAAATAACTCTAAAGCAATCTCTAAGCCAAGATTCCAATTCTAAAATTATATCGTCCCATTCTACACCATCATACTCACTAGAAACGTGTTCTAAATTATCTGATACAATTTGTGTAATTCTATCTCCTGTTACACTTACTTCTACTGTACCTCTAATACGTTCATTAGAGGTACAACCTTCATATTCTGAGTAGCAACCAATATAACCTTCAACATATAGAAGATTACCTTCCCTTGGCTGAACAATAAAATCATCAATTCCAATAGTCTGAACCAGTTTTATCAATGCGCTTCATTTCCTTCTATGTAAACAATATTTCTACCATCATGTGTAAGTGTGAATCGCTCAGTCTCAACCCACGCTTCTCCTCTATCCATATAAAATCCTGTGCTTAAAATCACTTGGTCGTTATCATTGTACTTGCTTAATAATTCTTTCAATTCTCCTACAGTAATTTTATCTTTTTGGTTCATTTTGATACTCCTTTATTTTTGTAGTTTGTGATGATTTATCATCTTATGTTTATATTATACACCCTTTCTCAATCTTTGTCAACCATTTTTATGATATTTTGATTATTTTTTTGTGTTTTATCAGTATTTTTTGTGGTATATCTATTATACCCCTTGTCTGTTCCTTGCTATTCTCTCTCTAAAGTACATTTACCTCTAACTCGTTCATATTCCCCCTTATTTTAGCCCCTGACACGTTTTACAATACGCCACCTAGAATTTATGCTACTTTGTCTTGAAACGTCACACGCGCCATTTTATGCGCAAATAAAAGACTAGTTATCCTAGCCTTGAGTTTAATATCTACATTCTAAACAATCTCACCTTTTAAATTATTTCAATTCGATACAAACCCAATCATCTTCAACTGACCAAGTTCTACGAATCTGAGCTTTTAATAATTCATTTTCCGATTGACACCCTGTCAGATTTTCTACATCTTGATTCCACTCAATAAAATCCACCTTTTGAGTATCAAATTGTCTCGGCATATAAAAAATAGCTATACATTCATTTTCATTCTGATGAATAGCTATTGTGATTCCATGATTAAATGAGTCTAGCTCTTTTAGTTTTTCATATACTCTCTTACTCATTAAACATACCTGCATTTACTCTATTTCATCTATGTTTATATTATACATTTTTTCTATCGCTCGTCAATATTTTTTGTCACATTTCGATTATTTTTTGTGTTGCGCGTGACTTTATCTTTTTAGCTAGACCTTGACAATGGTATTCTGGCTATCTTGCTCTTATCTCCTCTTGTTTTGCCCTCTATCGCATTTTAAATCGCTCTGCCTATAAATTATGCCGTTTTGCCCTATAACGTCACACGCGCCATTTTAAGAGTAAATAAAAAAGACTAGTGGTTTTAGCCTTTTAAATTAACCTATTACTTCTTAATTTCAAAATAATCTCCCTCGTATTCTATTTTATATACAGTCGGATTTTCTTCTACAACCTCTGCTGTTGCATGATGTTCTAATATTCCTAACCCTCTATACTTTCCCTTCAAATTAAAATATAAAAGGTTGCCTTTTGGTTTTATCTCATAATAGTCTTTAATATCCGAAACGCCTGTCTGTATATCCTTGTTAGCGTTATATCCTCTAATTTCTCCCATTATTGCCAAACAACAGGCGATCTCTGCCATTATACAAAGAATTGATACCAAAAAGGTCATACAAAGCAATAGCACGTTTTTTGAAACTCTAAAAGGCTTATCTCTGTCTTTCCAAATTGCCACTAGCGAAACTATAGTAGCGACAAGTGAAACAACTGCAAAACAGACAACTATAGCTATAATAAGCCAAGTAGTATTTTCATTATAATGCAACGTCAATTTTTCTAACAATGCTTTCTCCTCTAATCTATCCATTCAATTTGTGGTTTGCCTTTAAACCCCTTCTCCCAGACAAACCAAGCGTAAGCAACTGCGCTAGATGAAAAACCGTTAAAATCTCCACCTTTAGCGCACTTAATTCTCTTACTAAAAACATATACGGTTTTTGGGGGATATTTTTCAAACATTTTGCGCCTTGCCTGACCTTCAAGAAAAGTCAGCTTTAGAAACATTGCTACCTTATTCCCTTCTGGAACAACTTTTAAGCTATGCTCTACAAACTTCTGAGCTATATTGTAGGGGGGATTGGTTATTAAATCCCCTTCCCATTTTTCTATACCGAAAAAGTCAGCCACTTCTCCATAGCCACGGTCTATTAAATCGCTAGAGTGTACTTCTACCCCTAACTCAATCAACCTTTTACTTAGGTGTCCTTCTCCACAAGCAGGCTCTAATACATTCTTGAACCTTTCGACATTCAGCAAATAGTCTATTGCAACTGGATCAGTCGCATAATAGTCCTCTTGGTGTCTTTCATGTTTTGAGTGGTTAGAAGCTCCTATCGGTGCATGTGTCGCTCGTGTGTTGGCTTGCTTGCTTGCTTGCTTGCTTGCTTGCTTGCTTGCTTGCTTGCTTGCTTGCTTGCTTGCTTCTAGGTTACGTTCCTTTGTTGTATTTGTCAATGATTATCCTCTTTCTTTGTATTTTCAATTTCATAACTATCAGCTAAATGCTTTACTACCAATGACGCACCAAGTCTAACAAGGTCATCATGTGAGAGATTTTTTAAATCTTCTTTTGTTTCCTTCTTGCTCATTTTTCTTTCCTCCTCAAAAGTTTCTTTAAATCAGAAGATAACAGTTCAGGATTTTGATACACATTCCCTACAATCTCGAATTTATACCAATCCACATTATCTTTACAAAGCAACTCATTTTCTGCAATAGAGCGTTTTCTCTTATCTTTTGGCAGAAAATAGTATCGAACATTAAAGCCACCATCTTCATGTGTCACAATCCAATATTTATGATCTTCAGGAAATTCTGATGCTGTTGATTTCAAAATATCCAAATCATAGATTTCTTTTTTCTTGACATCTAAAACATTACTTGACATCATTAGTGAAAAATCTGATGTTTCTCTCCAATCAGTCTCCTCATCAGGTACAGTTTCATCTCCCCATATTTTAATTTCATCAATTCGCCCATTATTTATGATAATATCAGGCTCTCCCATCTTCTTGTTTTTAATATCCCACGCACGAAATCTTGGCAAATATATCATAGCAGTCCTTTCTAATTGATTGACATGAACATGAGTATCTTCAAGTTGTGGATTCCATGTAAGGATTTTTTAATACTATCCTAGTCATGTACTATCCCCCTACCTCTAGCAATTCTACCACTTTTTCGTATGGTGTTTCAGTCACAAAAGAGAAGGTAAACCGTTCTCCTGCAAACTTGATCTTCACGCTTGTTTCAGTATCGTGCTTCTTAACTTCGTACATTTCAACTGACTTCTAAGGATAAAATTCCCCATCTGGCATAAGCCACCCTGTATATCCCATGCTTTACCTCGCTACCCCTTTTATAGTCCCTTTGTTTCCACTTTGTCAAGCTCAGTGACAACTATTCCCACTTCGTCATAGTTGCTTGCTACCTGACTGACTGCGTTTCTTGCCTGCTCCAGCGTTGAGAAAGAGCCGATAAGCTCTTTTTTCTTCAATCTGCCAAAGACATTATAGACTGTTCCGATTGCATTATATACCTTCATTTACTTTGTTTCTCCTTTGTCAATAATTCGCTCAATCTCTTGCAAGTCCTCTAGGCTCAGTTTCTTGTAGAGTTTTTTGTTTTGCAATATACCTACTCCTGATGAAAACTCACTTAATAATTTTGAAAACAGCTTATCTTTAGCTATTTTTGTTTCTAAGTCGCCCTTATTGATCCACAATACATAATCAGGATCATATTCTGTCACTAGGAAACCATCTGCGATTTGATACATACGCTTATTTGTTGTAACGTACTTATTCCCTACTCTTGTTACAACTTCTAAACTAATATCTCCTTTTTTATCTCTTAAACCTGTCAAACCGACATATTCTGCGTAAACTTCCTGACCTACAAAAAAGTCTTTCTTTGTATAGCGTTGTCCCATGCTATCTCCTACCCTTCTACTAACTTAATCTTGCTACCGTCTGCAAGCTCAATTTCATCTTCGATAGTCTGCAATATATTGATAAAGGCAAGTGATTCATCACTCATTCCACCTTCCAAATACCCTAACCATGATTCAAACACGTCTAGGTCATGCTCTTTTAAAAAGCTATTCATTGCTTCTACTGTCGCTTCGTCTGTATCAATGTACCAACGTTCATTTCCTTTGTCATAAGTTCCTTTTACTAATAGTTCCATTTTCTTCCTCTGTTCTCATTTATGATTATATTATACACCTTGTTAAACTCTTTGTCAACGGTTTTTATCATCTTTTTGTGTTTTTGTCTTATCTTTTTGTGTTCTTTAACAAAAAAGAAAACCCCCAAGGCTATCAGGTTGTCCTAATAAACCTCAAAGGTTATTCCTATCATTCGTTTGGTGGTTCTGGAAAGCTAGTCCAATAAATCACGTCATAATCATAATTTTCAAACCCAACCCCATTTCCATAGTCTATCCAAGTATCTGTAGTCACTCCGATTTCTGGAGTGTAAACCAACACTTCCTCGTCAATATCAGGTGTCACTCCTTCCCAAATACTTTTCGCCTTATCTCCAAAAACCTCTTTTTCTTCATCAGTTAGTTTTCTTACTACAAGTTTATTCCATTCTGCTTTATTCATTTTTTCCCCTTTCTCCCCTTTCTCTAATCTTTCGTGTTATATCCATAATCACGATCTGTTGCGTTATACTCTGCTATATACTTACTTTCTAGGTCTAGTAAGTCCTTTTCTAAACCTTTTTCCAATACATCTATAACCTCATACGTCCAATCTGTGATCTTGCTATCTTTCATTGCTTCATGAAAATAACTACCTGACTGCGCTTTAAAATGTTGAAACCATCTAAAAATAGGGTGGTTGACCGTCTTTCCAATATATATTTTCCCTGTTTGTTTATGGGTAATCTTGTAAATAAAGCCAACTACTTTGCTATTCTGGTAAGTTCTGTCATCTTCCCTCAATCGGTTTTCATAGAACTGTTCCTCATGCTCCAAACAACAGAAATAATAGCCACTATAGTTATTATTTTTAAGGTCAATCCTATTGACTGGATTCTCTCCACAATACTGACAAGGGATTTTTTCAGTCCAAAATTCTTCCCAATGGCTATCTAATTCATAGACATTGACATAGAATAACTCCCCATCTACCGTTCTCTGTGGTACTTTATTAAAGAAATACTCAGGGTAGTCTTTTTTCACTTTATCAAGTACATCACGTTTTGTAGCATAGTCAAAATATAGCTTACGTTCTACTTGTTCTGAGTAATACTCCCCTTTATTGTCTTTCCTGTGGTTTATCCGTACAAACCAATTTGTCATGTTTGATTTATTCTCCCCCTATTCATCATTGCTGTTATACTTATTTATATATTTTTCTAGGACGTTCTTGTAATCTTTTTCAGATGATTTGCTAGGCGGTATAATTAAAGATAGCGTGTCCTCAATCCCATTCTCTGATTCAACACTCTCCACCCCAAAACTATAAACATTTGAATTTTCAGGGTTGTTTGAACGAATATTCAACTCTAAAAGTTTATTCTCAAAATCTTCTTGATAATCTCCAAATTTTTTCCCTTGTTTCCAAAGTGCATAATGCACTAATTCATGTTCCACTACTGGTTTAATAATTCCAAAATCATTAAACTTAATTACGGCATATACGAAAGATTCATTTAACAAAATAGGTGCTATGGGTTTTTCTGCAAACAGAAGGTTTTTATAAAGTCCAATCCCCATAAATACCCCTGCTATCGTTACATCATATTTCATTAAATAAAATTGACTATCCCATTCCACATCAGGAAAGTTGGTATGTAAAAATTCTAATGCAAAAGAGTTTAATACAAGTCTTAAATCTCTCCATTTTTCTTCTGTTAAAACCCCCTCAACAACTTTATAAGTCGTAATCTTTTCGGCTTTGAACTGTTTTCTTGCCTTTAATATAGGCTCTGTAATACTTACTGTTTTATAGTTTTTATAAGACCTATTAGGAAGCGTATAGGCAAGCAAAAGAAACAAATAACAGAAAATTATAATAGATACCCCTACAATTATCTGTTTCACATCACTACTTGACATCAAGATCAATGCAATGATATTTATTACAATCATTATAATTTTTCGCATTCTTACCTTTTATCCCTTCCTTCCAAAAATGCTAACCGTTCTGATATATTCTTATCAAATAATTTATCAGCTAGTTCTTCAATTTCTTTTTGCGTCATTTTGCGTTCACTCATTGCAAAATCTAATGATTCGCCTTCTAGTAGTAGGCTGTTTTGGAAAGACAAAAAGGATTCTAGTGGTACTTTACTCACTTCTTGTTCATCTAACCAATCAAACAAACCTTTCAGGTCTGTCACGTCAACTCCTTCACTAGTCTTTTTATGTTCAACGTTCACACTAAAAATATCATAGTCTAGCGTATATGCAATTCTTTCCCCATTGTTCTTATAATCTTTTACTATCATATCTGAACCTCTTTCTACTCCTTTTAGTTTTCGATTTTGTACCCAAATTGGTGCATATTGGTAAGAGTTACAATAGCTTTATTTTTGTGACTTTGCGAAAACCATTTTTTGAAATTATCCCAATCATTTTCTTCCCAATTAACAAGATACTCCCAAATGCTTTCATCAAAGTTGCCCTTGTGTTCTTCGTACCAATCAGCTACAAACTTTGGTACTGTAGGCTTTTGTGATTCTTCTAGTTTTAAAATATCGTCCCACAGCGTCTTAAATTTAATTGTAGTAGAGATATTCATGCCAATAGAGGGAAACTTACCTTCATATTTCTCAATCAATTCTTTTATACTCATTGCTCCCCTTTCTACTCCTCTCCGATTCCACACCAATCCATCAACTTTGCGCCAATTTCAGCCGATTGCATGAAAAGTTCAAACAGTTCTTTTTTTCTTGTTTCCTTTGCAGTCTCAATAAAATCATCAGGAAAGCTATTCATCATCTCTTTTGCTGTTTTGAGAAGCCCACCAACCGATAATAGGATTTGACGTATATCTCCGTCAGCCATAACTCGGCTTATTGTTTCGATTTCCTCGCCCTTCCTAATAGTCTCAATCATGATAAGAGTATGAGTGTTTTCTTCGTCTGAGTGAAGCAAGCGTTCAGTTGTCTCTTTAATAGCTTGTAGCTTGGCAAGGTCAGCCACATTCTTTGCGTTGCGTTCATCTTGGTTCATAATGATACCCCTTTTCTATTTTATGTTTATATTATACACTCTTTTCTACAAAGTGTCAAGACTTTTTCGCTTTCTGAGATTATTTTTTATCAATATCCACCCTTTTCTCACTCTGCACACTCCTTTATATCCCACCGTCCACTATTTGCCCTCTCTCGTCCTCATTTTCGCACTTTATCTATATCAAGGTCTATTTCTACCCCTTTTTCTTAAAATCGCTTATATTGGCTAAAAACGCCCTTTAAAACGATTAGATAAAAATAAAAAATAGCTAGGATAAAATCCTAACTACTTACTCCTAAACTTTCTCAATGTTTTTCCATTCTTTTCCTTAATACTTAATAGGAGAATTTTACCACCATGACGTTGTAATAGAAAGAACTTCTTTAGAAATTCTACCCCAATCAATTACATAGCTACTTAGATATTCCTTGAACTCGCTTTCTGGTTCAATGGGTATTATGATTAAATCATCATACATTCTAAATTTTGGAAAATACTCACTAGCAGGTTCTTCTCCATATTTAGTTAAAACAACTAACTTTTTCGCATCTACAACAACTGAATCCGAACCTAGCTTTTTGTATATCTTTTTCACTACGCCACCTGCTATTTTATCGCCTTAAAAGTTCCGTCTGCGTAGTTGATTTCAAAACCGTTAGCGCTATTAAAAACAATAACCTTTTCGTCAATCGTTCCGTCTGACGATAGCATAGATACAATAACAGTCCGTGGTACTAGTTCGTTCCCCTCATAGACTGGCTTTGCTCCGTAGTAAAGCGTTCCGTCATGGTTTGCTTCTAACCACTCCTGCGCCTTAATCTCGCTATAGCGCATACCACCTTTAGCGTCCTCTCCCACGTTTTGAGTTCGTGTTCCTGTTACTACGTTTTGACGGATAGCGTCTCCACCTAAAGCGTCTCCGATTAGATGACTACGATTCCAAAAGAACCCTTTGTATTGCTTACCGTTGGAGTAAGGGATTTTTACCTTATCCTGAACACCCCAACCACTTGGATCAGCGTCCTTAGAAAACTTCTGGCGTACTCCATAAGAGCCTTCTACGTTCTTAAACGTGAGTGAGCCTTTAGCTTCTGTGGTACGTCCTAGCTTGTCTAACTCTCCATACTGGATTTTACCTGTTTCTGGAAAGTCTGATGGATTGATACCACTCTTACCATCTACTGTGTAGTAGTTAGGGTACTTATCAATGCTCCAAGTTTGGACTGAACCCTGTTCCACCTGCGCTACTTCTGTTGTCTGACTTTCTTTCTTGTCAGCAATCTTTTGAACGTCCTTACAACCGACCAAGAGCAACATTGCTGTTGCTACGGTCAGTAGTTTAAAAATATTCTTCTTTCTCATAGTTCTCCTGCAATCATTCTATAAGAGTGGTGTAGTTCCACATTCTACATATTGCCAACCACGATTTTTAGCAATCTTCTGAAATTCCTTGTCAAAGTCAAACAAGGAGTAGTCCTCACGTTCAAGCTCGTAGATGAACTTCTTTCCGTCCTTAATCATGGTTGCATAGCATATTGTTGTACGCATTTTAAATCCTGCCTTCTTTTTTTGATTATGTTTATATTATACACCCTTTTATACCTCCTGTCAACTATTTCCCGAAAAAACTTGTCAGGAGTTGCTTGTTAGTGTTATAATAGCTTCGTACTATTCTTTGAACTTTCTTATAAGTTCTCCACCCCTCGTAAGAGGGGGTTTGATTTTAGTTTTCTCATACAAAAAGCCCTACGACTAATCAGGGGCTTTTATTTTGTCTTTTTACGAAAACTTCTTACTAGTGGATTCAACCATCTTAGCTATTTCTGTATTGCTGATATAAGGGGTTTTAATCTTAGTAGGCTCTGGACTATCAATCCATTTTATCAAGCACTCTGACACTAGTAAGCGTCCTGCTTCTTCTGTTTCAATAGCAATCATGCTATCAATAGAATTGCCTAGACTATAAGCGATCACACACGGTAAATTGGCTTTCAAGCGTTGTGGAACAACATCTGCTCTAGCGTTATGTGTTGTTTCTAAAAGAATAACTCCTGTAGCTCGTCCTCTAGTTGTCAAAGATACCAATAGTTCAATCACTTCATCATACTTATTATACAGCAAGCTATCAGCTTCCATCAATGTTACTAGCAGATAAGGCAATTTCTCTTTTTCATCAGCAATAGAGTTAAATTCACTAATGCTATAGACTGCACGCTCTGAAAACATCTTCCATCTACGGTCAATCTCGCTTTTCAGCTCTGCTAGGACATCAAGTGTTTCTTCTTCTTCGCCTAGTAAATCCTTGTAAAGATACGGACTTCCTTTGAGATAGTGGAACTCCACATCAACAGCAGGGCTATAAACTACAAACTTAGCTTCATCTGGCGTACTGTGTAGCATGATTGAGGAAAGAGCTTGTCTTACAAAGTTGCTTTTACCACTTCCGACTTTCCCACATACCAGAACTCCACCTGCCATAGCAAGGTCATACTGTCTTACTCTACCCTCTTTATCAATCCCTGCCATAATTGTTAGGGGTGTCTTAGGTACACTTTCGCTTGCAAATTTTGAGAACATATAGTGAGGACTTGGGAACTCAATTTCACTTGTTTTAAAAGTGATACGGATAATATTTTCATATCCTGTTACTTCTAAGGAACTAGTCTGAAAAATGCTCTCCAAATCTCCTTTTATGGCTTCCAAGGCGTATTCTTCGATAGAGCCACGTTTAAGTGCTAGTTTAATAAAGAACTCTGCTCCACCCCAAGAGATTTTAGTATTGAATACCTCGATCACATTTCTTCCGAAACAATTTTTAAAATAACTGTCAACCTTTTCTTCAAGTCTTTCAACTTCCTGAATACGTCTGTCACGTTTCTTTCTATCAACGTCAACTTTCCCTTGCTCCACGATAGATAAATCCCAATTAAGAGGGATAAGGGCTTCCTGTGGTTCTTCGAACTCTATATACTCAAAGCCTTGTTTCTGCGTCACTTTCCCACCAACTGGTGTTAAGGCTTCATACCATGCTAAACTACCCTCTTTAACCTTCTGTATTCTTTGTAGGGTTTTTAGCTCCTCGTTCAATCGCATAAGTTCTTTAATTGAACCGTACTTCTCAAAGTCTATATCGTCAAAAATGGGCTTTCCTAACGCCTTTTGACGATATATGATTTCTTTTTCTAAGTTGCCCCTATCAATCTGTGAACCCCAGTAAACAGGGATTGCAAACAAACCCACTAAAAAGACTACAGCAATTAACTGACCTATAAACATAAATATCTATTCCTTTCTACTCAATCAGGCTTTTCAAAAAATCTAGCGTCCATGACTGCCAATTATGGATAACTGTAGTAATTGATACGTCATTTACAACAGCTACCACAACAGCAGATAGATAAATAGAAAGTAGTAGAGACGTAAGTACAATGATAATAACTACTAGCTTGCTATTTTCTTCTTTCATATTTCTTTTTCTTCTAAAAGGTTCAAGTATGAATCGTAACCTTTTTCCTTCCTGCTTATTTTAGTTAGCAGTTCATTTGCCTTATCTTTTTCTGTCTGGTAAGAATAAAGCTCCTGACCGTTTTTTTCTAGGCGTAGAATAAGACTATCCCCCCACTCTAGGCAAACTTGGCTTTGCTTGTTGTTAATATCCGTCAAGGTCAGCACTCGTCCACCTGTTCCTGCAAGCATACCCATTAGCCAATCTTCGACTTTATAGCGTGCATTATCGCCATCAATCATATAGGTTGCTACGTCTTTCTTTCCGTCCTGCAAGTGCAGATAGACTAGGCTATTTTGCTTCCTAAAGTGTAATCGTCCACCCAAGCTATAGGTTTTTGAGACTAGGCTCAAAGGACTTATCTTCAAGTGATTAGAGAATTTCTCCAACACGTCAAGCGATAGATGGATATTATCTTCTCCAACTGCCCTGTAATAAGCCTTCCCCATTGACTGATACACTTTCTTCCGTGAGTAGTGCTTACGTCCTTTAGGGTTCAGGTAGTAAGAATCAATCTGTTTCCAAAAATTGTTGATCGCTTCTCTCTCTGTCTCTGGATAGATAAGGATTTTTCCTACTTCCTCTCCAAAAGCGTAGGCTAAGTCTCTATTCAAAGCCTTGCTTATAGTGATAACTCTTCCAACCGTGCAATTTGGTTTTACTGAGAATAAGGTTGTAAGAGCTGTCTGACTGATACCTGTCCGTTCTGATAATTCACGGTAGGTCAGCCCCTTCTCCTCTTTTGCCTTTTTTAATCGCTCCCAGATAGCATAACGTAATTTCATAATGCCCCCTAAAATACTTTAAAGGAAAGCCCTTAAACTGTTTAAAGTCAAGGGTTTTTCTTAATTAAAATGGTAAATCATCATCTGAAATATCCAATGGATTTGTTTGTCCGAAAGGATTTTCTTGTCTTGAAAAGTCAGGAGTAGGTTGCGTTGACGCTTGGTTGCTTGGTGCAGAATATCCACCTTGACCTTGTCCTTGACCGTCACGAACTGAGCGACTTTCTAGTAGTTGGAAACTTTCAGCAACAACTTCCGTTACATAAACACGTTGCCCTTGTTGGTTGTCGTAGCTTCGTGTTTGAATACGCCCTTCAATACCGATAAGCGCTCCTTTTTTAGCCCAACTTGCTAGGTTTTCTGCTTGCTGTCGCCACATAACAACATTGATAAAGTCAGCTTCACGGTCTCCGTTTTGGTTCTTGAATGGGCGATTTACTGCTAGAGTAAATGTAGCAACTGCCACATTAGAAGGTGTATAACGCAATTCTGCGTCTTTTGTCATACGTCCTACTAGGACTACATTGTTAATTGACATAGTTTATTCTCCTTTGCTTTCTGCCATTTTTGCTTTCACACTTCTGCTAAAAGCCATAAAGATATTTTCAAGAAAGGTTCCCAACTTAATTTCTTTATGCTTATATTATACACTTACTCCTATTATTTGTCAATAGTTTTTATCTATTTTATCAAAAAAAGTCCTAACTTTTTTAGCAGGACTTTCTCTTTATTCTAGTCTTTATAGATGACCTCGCCAAAATCCCTCTCAGCCTGTTTAATCAATTCTTTCTTGACTAGTAGAGCTTCTGCAAGGGTTTTAGCTCTCTTGTTATATTGTATGCCATGCCTTCTGAGATACACCCTATATCCGTCTCCATTTTCAGACTTAGCTATATTCCTTATCCCTGTTTTTGAGTTAGACATAGCCTTGTCTTTGCTCGTTCTAGTATCATAACCTTTGATCTGGTCTAGGTTTACAGAATGAATTTCCCCTGATAGGGAGCGTAAATGCCCACAAGACTTCACTTTTTCTCCTAAAACACGACTTAATCTTTTTTCGACCTGCTTTCCACAACTGCATAGACAAATACAATTTCTTTGGTGTCGTAGCTCTTTTAAAGGGGGTGTATAACTAAGTATAGTCAGATCCCCCACTTGCTTTCCGATAACCCAATCAAAATCTTTCATCAGTCAACACCCTTTAGCCCTTTGAAATAATACCGTCTAAGTATTGGATCATTCTCCACTTCTTCCTGCGTAAATATAGCTCTACTGCCTTCTTCTGCAATAAATGTTATATCATCACAACTGAGAACTGAGTAATAGGTATGCTCCATTATGATTCTTTTAGCAACATAGGTATATTTCATGAGCTTAGAAGGAAGGTCAATCAGCAAAACTCCAAACTGTTCCGTATTGTCTGATACGACTAGTTCTTCTCCAAACAGCCCAAGGACATTGTTCACTTGTTCTAAGAAGGTCAACTCGCCTATATCATAGGTTTTGACCTTGGTTTTACTAAAGGTCTGTAACCCATCAGGAGCAAGGACTGTCTCTGTGACTTCAATCTGCCTTTTCCCTTCCCTATAGCCAAAGGGAAGAAAGAACTGGACTTCTTCCCAACTATCAAAGTGGTAGTAATGCTTTTTCCCAAAAAAGTCTCCTGCCACGTCTGTTACTTTCATCTGGTACGTTTCATTAAACTTTCCAATATCCATTAGTCATCTTCCTTCTCAATGAGGATATAATACTCTTTATCTTTCCAAGTGAACTTATCACAACTGAACCTTGCTTCAATCCATTGGATAAAATAATCAACTTCACCATTATATTCTAGTAGTGGAACAAAATACCTCGTGTTCTCCTTAACGATTTCAACTCCTTCTATATTTGCCTCTAAGAAAACATAAACTTTTGCAGATTCGTCTATTTTAATATCTTCTTCTGCTACACTATCAAGGTCAATCCCTTGTTGGTTTAAGTAATGCCCCAAAGCATTTAAACATTTCCATTGTTCTCTAGTAAGCATGATTTACTCCAATTCTAGCCAAAGATAGCAATTCCATAGCTTTTCAGCAAGTAGTAAGCCACAAATACAAGGGCAATCGTGATGATCCATTTTACAACTGTTCCTACTGCTTTAAATATCCACGCTAAAATCATAGAACCAACAAGCCATGAGAGAGGCGTGTAGGTACTAATATAACGTAGTGTTTCTACGCTATAAGCCTGTAAGAACGGTGGTATCGTCACATTGTGTTTCATAAGCAAAATATTTGCATTTGTTTGTAGCCATGCAAATACACCTAAATTATAACCGATAAGCCCTGCTTGGTAGGGGTTGCGTTTGATGTAGCGCTTTACTGTTTTAATCATTCTGTTCTCCTTGATGAACTATTATTTTTATATTTATATTATACACCTTTTTAATACTTTGTCAACACTTTTTATGATTTTTTGATTATTTTTTTGTATTCATGTATTATTTTTTTGTGTCGTTCAAAAACAAACTCCCAAAGGAGCAGTTCCTCTGGGAGTTATATCCTTATTCTTTGTCTAGGAGCTTCAATTCCAAGTTGACAAGATAGCGTAGGTGCTTCATAGTCACTACACAATCGCTATCAAAATACCAACTCCAAACGCATTTTGTCGCTCTACCATACTTCCAATAAAATTCCGTTCCTACTCTTTCTCCAAGTAAGGTATCATCAGAAAGGTTCTTAGTTTCTTCTAAAAAATCTTCAATAGTTTCTCTCATGGCTATTCCTTCCCTTCCATTTTCAACCCAATATATTTGTTCCAAGCAGATACCATTTCTTCTTCTGCTGTAATGACTTTCGGTTGTTTCGTAAGCGCTAGTGCTTCTTCGATTTCCTGCGCCATCTTTTCATTGTCGCTCTGTTCACTAAGTAGTTTTTTAAGTTGTGAGCTGATTTCTGTCAGAACCAATGAGCAAGTTCCTGATTCCATTTTCAACACTTCCTCAAAACTAATTTCTGCCACCTGCAACATAGAAAATGATGATTTCCCTACTTGTAAGTCTCCTAAAATGGTTGTTAAAAACTCCACTCCATTTCTTAAAGATCCACCTGTTAAAGCGTCTAGGTTTAGTAAGCCAATAGCTGTTGTGTCAATCTTTAATTTTTCCAAACTATCATCTTCTAGCGCGTGACGCATTTCTCTTTTAGCACTTAAATAGGTTGTTACTGCTTGTTCTAACTCTTTTGCAAGCCCTAGCTTCTTAACTACCCACTCTCTGTTTTTATCAACCTCTGCAACATTCAAGATACGCTCCATAACACTAGGTAGGATATTCTTGATTTTAGCATTGATTTCTTGAATATAGGTATCTGCTTTTACTTTTTCTTGCTTAAACCATGTTACGTAACTCCAAATTCGTGTAATAACTTCTTTGTAGTCACTTGCCTTGCTCAATTCGTTCTGCATTTCCCCTGATACATACAAGCGCAAAATCCCCAAGTCATCTTTTTCTAGGGTTAATTTGCTAATCGTTTCAATATCTTCTTCTGCTGTATCTTCATATTCTGCAATATTCGTTCCAACATGGATCAAACTGTCTTTGATAAGGACAAAGCAATTCCCTGTCTTAGTGTATTCAAGAGCAACACCTTCTAAAGCAAGCTCCAAAGCACGATTTAGGTTAGCTTCTGTTAGGTATTCATCAGATACACCTGCCTCTTTTGCGTATCCTTTACACATTTCCCAATCAACTTCTACAGAAGCGCTTGCGACTGAGTAATAGTTGTCTTTAATCTGGACTTTTAATTGTTCTAATTCATCCTTGTCGCTATCAGAAAATAGGTTGTCTAGTTCGTCTTTTTCAATTAGTTCTACGACTTGTGAGTAGTCCTCTAACCCTCTATTCAATGGGAAATTGCGTTCGATTTCATCATAGTTGATATTAAAACTCATGCCATTTAGTTCAAAAGAGCAATTTACCTTTGCAGAATAGGCTACATAATACGATTTTACGGTCTGATTGTAGTATTTCCTTGCCTTTTCATCATAGACGGTTGCATTGTCTAGGATAGCCTGCTCGATGATTTCTTTGATTTCATTGTCGTATTCATGATTTTTCACGTCCTCGACTGTTACCGAACCATTGCCATAGTGCTTCACATACCATTCAGCAAGTTTTTTTAGGTCTGCGTCATCTAGTTCAACGTCAGGAGCGTCAATCCCTGTTCCATAATTAGAACCACTATCCATATCATGACACTCTAAAGTAATTGAGCTAAGTTTTTCCATATTTTCCCCAAAAGCCATATTGCTTTCTCCTTGTCTTTTTTATTTATCTCTAGTATAACTCTTTTTTTCTTGGTTTAGTGAACAGGCTCATTTACAAAAAAGAAGCCTATAAAGGCTTCCATGAGGTTATTTCCTCTTTGCGTTTTTCTGTGATCTGCAAAACAAATACCTGATAAACAGATAAATGTAGGTGCAAAATAAGATAGATAGCCCAAGTAAGGTTCTATCTGGACGATCATGTATATAAACAAAATACATAGCCCCTGCATTGACTAGTAACAATAAGAGCTTGAACCTCATACTTTGCTATTCTAGTCCTTCTAGCGCTTCATGGATAAAGCCTTCAACCTGCTTATAGTCTTTTGCTTCTACGTTCAGACAAATAAAACGGTAAGCTATCGTTCGCATTTTTTGAACTTCTTTATCATCTAGGGCAATCAGTACAGGGCGCTTGACTGCTTCATTCTTCTTCTTAGCTTCTAGGATTGATAGGAAAAGGTTCAATTCTTCCTGCTCTGCGTGATTCAACACATAACGCTTGAAGCTAGATTTCTGATTGCTGTAGTATTTACTTGCTTGATACTCTGGTTTATCCTTATTTTTTAGATAGAACCTACGTTGTGCTTCTCTACGCCACTCTCTCGACTTTTCTGGGTTTGCTTCTCGGTATCTGCGTTGGATTTCAAGAACTTTTTCATAGTTCCGTCTAAAATATCGTCTAGTGACATGAGGATATTTATAGCTAGTTTTTACTTCCTGCTTTACTTCTTCTTTCGTACTCATATAGTAACCTGTTTCTTTCTTTCTTTCTGTTTTCTCTCATGAGTTGCCTATGCTCTGCACTCAGCAGACTTATAGTGTTTGTTGCGTCCTCTATTTTAGGGTTGTAACCTCTTGCTACCATTTTAAGAATTAGCATTTCACTATTGTTAAAATAGTCCTCTAGCTCGTCTAATATCGTCTCGCAAGGAACGATATTTAGATCAGCGTGTTTTTTTACCAGTTCTGAAAAGACTTCGTTTCTGGTCTGGTTAAACTGCTCACTAATTCTTTTCTTAAAAATACTAATCGCAAGCATTTCATCAGGAGTTCTCTGTTCATTCCCATACCTTGCTTCTCGATTCAATTTCAGAAGATACCTTATATCTTCATCAGGAAGCACTCGTAGTAAGATACTTACCATTCGGTAGTTGGGTAAACTGTTTATCCTGCGTGCTTTATTGATTTCTATGGCTATATCTTTTACCTGTTCGACATCTAGCCCACTATATCGGCTCAAAGATTCTGCCATTGGTATTCTGGGTTTAGAAGTTGATTTTACAAGCTCATACAAGCGATTGACAACCACATCTTGCCTTTTCCCCATATTTATATTATACACCGTTCCTCTGAATAATTCAAATAGCTATCTTTTTGCCAACTCCTGCTTTATAATTCCCCCAACAAATTTCATTTCCTCGTCACTTATTCCAATATTTCTATCAGGAACTACTCCATAAAAAGCGTTGTGATTTTGATAAGCAAGGTTAGTAATTTCTAGTCTCAACTCATTGACATTCTGTTCCTCTGTTAAAGATAGCAACTGACTTCTGTTCAAATCATCATCTATTGCAATAATTGTTTTTCCTTTGACTGTCGCTAGTTGTTCCTTAATTGCTTTTAACTTCCCTTCTACTACCGTTCCATTAACTCTAAAGTAAGGGAACTCCTTAATTTTTAGATACTCATTGATAACATTGCTTTCTTCTTCCCAAGTTGATACCCAATGGACTTGAACATTATCCATGCTTGAAAGTTCTTTTACCCAATCCAAAACATCTATCCTTACAGCCCATCTTCCCCAAGGGTGTGAAATAATTTTGTATTCCCCAATAGGTTCTTTATTGGGGTTAAGTACCCCATCAATATCAAGAAGAATATGTACTTTTGCTTCCTTCTTAAAAATTCTTTGAACCAACTCTTTTACACTCATAATTTACTCCTCTATGTAAACAGCTTCTACAATATTCACTCTGTGTTGTTGCCTTGCTCCTGATATACGCCATTGCAACTGTCTGTAGTCATTGTACTCTCCACTTCCTTCTTGCTTTGGATCAAGTACAATCATAGTGTCAAAGCGATACTGCAATCCATCTACACCAGTTCCCATGACCTTTGCTGTCGCAATTAAGTTAGCGCTGTTCAAGTGGTCTATCTGCTTATCGCCAGTCCATAGCCCAAGAGAATTGCCTTTAAAGTGTTCATACATTGCCCTTGCTACTCTCTTGCTTTCACAAACGACAACCACGCCACCTTTCAGCCCCTCTTTTCGGTTGAATGATCTCTCTAACATTCCACCTGCCATTTCCATTACAGGACTAATCTTAGTGTCATCTACGGTCAGCTTGCCATCTTCAATAACAACCTCTGCTTGTCTCAGCAGGCGTTCTGTATGCTTGTTAGACATAGAGCCTTTCCCCATAACATAATCGCCATCTACTCCTAAGACGTTGAACTTTCTAAAACTTTTTAGCTTTTCTTTGTTCTTCTCAGGGATAGAAACACGCTTTAGGTAAAGCTCCTTTGCAAAGCCATTGTTTAATACAGCTTGCTCTATATTCTCGATCTCCTCGCAACACATAAAATTGCCACGGTTATCTAGTTGAGCAATATAGCTCTCGTAGTCTGCAAAATCCTTCCACTTTGCTTTCGTTGCAGAATAAGAATCATAGACTAGTGTTCCCCACTTAAAGAGCCATTCTTGTCTGCTTGACGGCTCTTGCGTCTTGAAAAAGGTCTTTTCAAGGGGGTAAAAGTTCTCCCCTTTGCGTCTGATAGGTGTTGCAGATAAGCCAATAGTGTACTTTCTCTGGATATGTAGATAGTCCTTACAGGTCTGATTGCTACACATATCCTGCCATTCATCTATGACAAGTACATCATAGTCCAACTCTGCTTTCAACTGCTTCACGTTTTCGCTAAGTTCTACATACTTTGAATTTTGTCTATAGAGTTTTCGTACCCCTATTTTTTTACGAAGCGTTTTAAGCCCCTTCTCGACTTCTCTAAGAGCGTTTGCTTTCGACCTTAACCATTTATCGGTTTTGACCGTAAAAGCGACAGGATAGCCCAAATTTAGCTCCTGAGCGTCCTTCTCCCAACCATTGAGTATAGCTGTCTTGTTATTCAAGATTAGAACACGCTCTGCTTTCTTCTCCTGAATGATCGCCATTGTTGCGATTGTCTTACCACGTCCACCTAGTGCTTCAAGGAAAATACCGTCTATCTCCCTTCTACTGCGAACTAGAGCCGACTTTTGCCAAGGACGGAGTTCTATCACTTCTTCCCCTCTTAAAATCATTCTCCTTAAAGCCTTTCTTTGGTTTTATGTTTATATTATACACTCTTTCTTTCCCCCTGTCAACAAATAAAATAAAAAAGCCTATGATTTCTCATAGACTTCCTCTGGTCTCTTATTTATTGACTAGCTCTTTCAAAGCTGTTCCTGACTTAAAAACAGGAGCTTTTTTAGCTTTAATCGTAAGTTCTTTCCCTGTCTGTGGATTGCGCCCTTTACGCTCTGCACGTTCTCGTACTTCAAAATTGCCAAAGCCAAGCAACTGGACTTTTTCGCCATCTGCTAAAAACTCTGAGATTTTATTAAAGATATACTCTACTGCTTCTTTTGAGCGAACATTACTGTAGCCAAGCTTTTTAGCCATTGATTTATAAATATCTCGTTTAGACTTCATGTTCCCACCCCCTCTTACTGCATTTTGTATAACTATTATATCATTTTATTGGTTCGTTTAAAACAAAATACGGTAGGAGAGAATCGCAAACAAACTATCCTACCGTATATAAAGAAATTAAGTTTTTCTCGATTGAGAATATTTCAGGAGTTTAAGTAAGACACGCAACTATCTTACCCACACCTTATTAAGCATTATATCACGCATTTACTATAATTACAACCCAAAAATAAAAAAAGACAAACATTTCTGCTTGTCTTTCCTTTGTAATTTGTTATGAAAGAGGTATTTAGATAGTATTAGTCCTTTTTGCGTTTCAAAAGTCCAACGCCTGAGAACAAGGTAGTTAGTCCTGCGATAAGCATTGACGCACTTTCTTCCAAACCTGTGTTTGGAAGGCGTGTCAACTTACCGTCTTTTTCTTTAACGGTAACTGTACCGTCTTTTTCGACTTGTCCACCAAGTTCTTCTGGGGCAAAAGTTTGTTCTTCCCCTGTTTCAGTATTTTTAACGATAACTTTTCCGTTATCTGTGCTTAATACTGTTCCCTTGTCAGTTTCAACTGGTTTTGCGTCTGTTGTAGTTGGATCAACGATAGGCAAGTTGGTATTGTCCTTCTTGTTGTCAGCAAGTTTCTTATCATCAGCAGGTTTCTTGTCATCTGCCTTGTCTGTTGTTGTAGAAGGTGTTTCTGTTGTAGAAGGTGTTTCTGTTGTAGAAGGCACTTCTGGTACAGCAGGAGCTTCTGTTGAAGGCTCTGTAGTTGTAGATGGTGTTTCTGTAGTTGATGGTACTTCTGGAACAGCAGGTGTTTCTGTTGTAGCAGGAGTTTCCGTAGTTGCAGGCGCTTCTGGTTCAGCAGGTTTTTCTACTGGTTTTTCATCTGCGATAGGAACAACTGGGATTTCTGGAACAGCAGGTGTTTCTGTACCTGTGTTTCCTGCATTACCTGTGTCAACTGCGTCTGCGCTAGGAACGTTTGTTTCCTTTGGTGCTTCTGTTGCTGTTGCAACTGCGTCTGGACTGATGACATCATCAGCGAAAGCTACGGTAGTGTTTGCTACTGAAAGCAATACTACTGAGCAAGCAAGTGTTACAAAAGTTTTCTTCATGAGAAAATCTCCTTTTTTTATTTTTTAAAATAATCACGAACTATAAAGTCCAAGGTCTTTGTGTTGGTCTTGAACCCTTCTTCTTCTTTGACACGGTTAAATTCGTCCACAAGTTCTCGTGGTACTTTCCAACCGTAAACTGTCAGGTCTTTAGCCACCATAATTTCCCCTTACTTTTTTATCGTGATTACATTATATCACATTGTTTTTATTTTTGCTAGTATTTTTTGTAGTTTTTTTGCTAGTATTTTAAAATAAAAAAGAGAAGCCGAAAACTTCTCTTTTTCTTTGCGTCTTATACCAGACTAGGAAGGATAAGCCAACCAAGGATACCTGCTACGATTGCTGTACCAAAGGAGAACAGCGCCTTTTTCCAATCATGTTTTCGCAAGTAATGAATACCCATGATACAAGCAATAAGAATCAAAGCAAACATACCCCATTGTGTCAAGCCAACAAAATCTTTTTGAGTTTCTTTTCCTGCTTCAACAATTTGTGTTTTGTTTTTGATATTGTTCAGTTGATTTTTCAAACTTGGATCAAATGTAGTTAGTAGTTGTAGTTTTGTAAACATAGTTAATTACCTTTCTTTTTTCAGCGTATTGCTTATAGTTTAATTATATCATAACGTTAAAAGTCTGTGTTTATTTTCTCTTTTTCCTTCTCTTAGGATAGCGTACAGCCTTTTTAGTTGGTCTCATGCCCTCTTTACGAGTGATATTTGTTACTGTTGAGGAAGAATCGTCCTTAATAACCGAGGTTTGAGAAGAACGTTCCTGACTGACGATTGTAGGCTTCATCTTGCCTTCACGTTTTGGTGTCAATGGTTTTTCCCCTGCAGTTGGAATCTTAGTTCCATTATCTGTAGGGTTCGGTTTGTTTGCTCTGCGTTTATCTACAAAGCCTTTGACCTTATCTGCTCCTTGACCGATAGCCTTTCTGATAGGACTTTGAGGATTGCTGAACTTACGTCCTACAATATTGAAGCCTTGGTTTGTCTTGTTAGCAAGATTAGTCATACCGATAGCTGACATAGTTGCTGTTGTTGCAATTCTAGCCACTTGATAGTAAACGCCTGCGCCTTTACCTGCAACGGAAGCAAGTTTACCTAACTTACCTTTAGGTTTAACAGGGTTTGGTACTCCCTTACCTTTAGGAGCGCCTTTAGGAGTTCCTTTAGAGCCATCTTTAGTTTCTCCTGCACCTGTTTCTCCTTCTTTGTTACGCAAAGGACTACGTTGTTTTTCTTCTTCCGTGAGTTCTTTACGGTTGCCTTCAACCTCTTGTCCGTCTGGACTATCTGGATTGTAGGTTTCATCTGTACCAGTAGGGCTTGTTGGCTCTGCTCCACCATCTTCATCTGTGGTAGGTGTTCCACCGAGGTCATCATTGCCACTACCAAAGCTATTTTTGACACCACCCAAGCGTTGTTGAAGGTCTTGTTTAGCTCCAAGCAAGCCACCTGTAGCAAGTCCTAGCAAGCCACCCAATCCAAAGCCACCTGAGTTTTGGTAGATAATGCTATCTAAACCGTAGCGTCCGAATAACCAACCCTTGATCGCTAGGCGAATCACGTCAAACATATAGATTAGTCCGACAATCAAAGAGATTTTCTTGTCTGATACTTGCACGAATGGATAAGTCAATACCCAAGCCATACATAGTACACCGAATCCAACACCAAAACTTCCTACCATACCGATAGGCGAATCATTCAAGGCTTTAGCTGTCGCTGTAATGATACTTACTCCGAACTGGAATGTTGAAGGGATAAATGTAACGATAAATCCCCAGAACCACGTTAGGATTGAGTAGTAAACTGCATTCGACCATGAGCCTTTTAGCCCTGCAAACATAGATTTCCAACGTCCTACAATATAGTCTGTGATACTAATTGTAGCAAGCGTCTTAACGTAGGTCATCAGGATAATTGTGTAAGCAAGAGTGATAAAGAACCCACTTATCTGCATTGAAGAAATATCATCTGACTTTTGAGGAGTGATAAATCGGTTATAGATGAATGGTGTCTTAGAGCTTGACTTACCTTTACCTGAATCTGAGTGGTTCAAGTTGCTTGCGTAGTAACGCAACTCAGTCTCTTTAAGTTGAGATTGAAGAAGGAACACTACAGATTGGTTTGAGAGTTGAAGGTCTGATACGTCCATATCTGACTTCGTACCCATGTACTTATTTATCAATGCAAGGTTATAGGCGTTGACATATTTCCAATAGAAATAATGTTGTCGCCCATCTGACTTGTACCCTGTTCCATCTTCGCTCATTTGAGGAGCTGTTACAGTCTCAGGGGCTTTGTCATCATCTTCTAGTTTAGAACCTTGTTGTTTTCTAAGGTTTGCAATCTGAGTGGATTTCCCTGCACCATACATATAGGTTGAAGGGTGTTCTGTGATAGCATTATTATTTGTGTTAGCTCCGTAGAGATAAGTCCACGGTTGAGATAGTGTAACAGGAGTTGCTTCCCAATACACACCATAGAAACCAATATAGAACCCTTTTTTATAATTTGGATCTTTTGCGTTTGACGTTCCTGATAGATAGGCAAACTCTGTTGACTTGTTTTCATCACTTGCGCTTTCGCTTTCTTCCTCTTGACGCTTGATACTTGCGTCATTTTGAGTGAAGATATAAGGATAACCGTCAAATTGATAACCAACTGGAACAAAGTCAGCAGATTGTTGTGAGCCACCACTTAATTTCAACATTGGCGCTCCGTAAATCGTGAACTTGGTCTTTTCCTTGTTCTCTCCCTCGATTCGATAGCTCATATAGCCATTTTTTACAAAATCAGCAGGAAGGTCATTAGAAGCAACTGAGTTCCCTGTTCTATTTACGTTAGCTAGTTTACTCGCCTGTGCAATACCACTTAGATAGGTATTCACATCAAAGGTTGCCCCTTGCGTGTTATGTTGACTTAAATCAGCAGATAGCTCTGAACCAAGTTTAGCTTCGATACGTTGGTTGAGGTCTTTAATTTGTTTAGATGACATACCCCAACTAGCAATATCAATATCGTCAGAGTTAATCAGCTCTTGATACTTAGGAGCGCCATCTTTACCTGCAAAGTTATAGGCTTCTCGCAAGTCAAAGTTGAAGGCGACACCGTATTTGAGCATATCTATCTCTTTGTCGCTTACTTCATCTTGCGTTTTATATCCTGCTTCTCCTACCAATGGAGCGCCTGTCACTATCCCTGCAAGGATAATCATAACGACTGGTGCAGATACTTTAAAGAACCACTTTGTAATCGCCTGTCCGTATTTACCTTTACGGTAGGTCATTCGATAGATAAGTGATAGGAAGCCAATCAGCAACCATACTAATAATATCCAATTCCTGTAGGTGTTGATAGTCTCTGCTAAACCTGTGATAGTCTCGTTAGTAAAGATATAATCTTTAATATTGATAGCTAAGTTTACTAGCCAATTATCTGAGCCTGATTCGCCTTTAGCCTTGTAGAAAATCATTCCGATTGGATCGCCAAAGATATTGACAAGCCCTGTTACAAAACCAAGGAAAGCATTAGCAACTGAGTTAAACACATCAAGAATCATTGCTATTATCCATAGCGCAGGAGCAAGGATAGTCAAGATAACGTTTCCGATTACACCGAACCAACCATTGTTGTTATTCCAAATATCCCCAAGGATTGAGCCAAGGTCATTATTTGTAGTAGAGTTCGTGTCTGTTGCTGTAGCACTAACTGAGATAAAGCCCCAACCACCATACACTTTTAGCATATTAGCAAGCGTCTTACCTTCTGGCTGTGGACTACCTGCCATATTGATTGAGTTAGGGATATAAGCCCCTTTGGTCTCTCCGTTCCCTGCGTACTTTCTGACTGCTTCGTTCGACTTGTACGCTTCGTCATTTACAAGTACGTTACTTGAAGAAGCAGGATAATACTTGATTTCTCCGTAGGATAGGTCAATATCCTTGATAGCGTCATCTCCTGAACCCCCTTTAGTGTACATAATGTACGCTAGGAGCGTGTTTGTAGAAGGTCTATCCCCCACGTTAGGATATGATGACGCAAATTCTTCTGCCAAGGCTCTTTGTTTATCCTGTTGAGTTTTCTTACGGTCAGCTTGACTTTGTTTCTTCTCCTTCTTCTCAACTAATTTAGAGCGTACAGAATAGCTACCACTTTTGTCAAAGAATACCCCTGCTGTAGCATTTTTTGTTTTAATATCTGCTACTGGAACAAACACAAACATAGTTCCTTTTTGTGCAGTTTGAAAAGCGTCTATATCATTAGAAAAATCTTCTGGTTTCCAAGGGTTTCCTGTTTCCAAATTATGAGAACTTACTTTTACTGGTCGGTAGGCAAGTAACTTGTCTCCTGATTTTTCCTCATACCAGTACCCATCTTCTGCCTTATAAAAGGTTTTCATATAGGCTTCATCTTGGGCGATTAGGGCATTTGTATTTTTACTACTTCCAATTTTGGAAGCACTAAAATAACTCATTTTTGCGTCACTACCACCACCTTCATCGCCTATCTTTGCAGGACTGTAGGCTTGGTTCGCTGAATTGATCCCAACTAGGACAGGAGAACCACCTGCAATATTAAAATATGGTTGAAATTTAACCCTCTGAGTAACACCAGCGCCTATATCTTGATACATAGCATAAGCAATAGCCCCTCGCTTTTGCTCAGGGTTGGCTTTTATTTCAACCTCTTTAACCTTTTCAGCAGGTTGCACTTTTGCCTTGCCGTCATCATCAGCATAAACAACATGAGGGGTAGATGCCATTGTTGTTACCCCTGTTGAAAACAGCAAGCAGGACAACAATAGTATGTTACCTAGTTTTTTCTTAAATCTCCTCATAGAATATCTCTATATCCTCCATTCTGTTAGGTTTTAGAGCGTAGCGAACCATTCTCTGTTCTTCCTTATCTTGAACAACATTTCCTGTGTCTGGTTCAAGCAAGCGTGGATAAATTCTAATTTTCTTAGCTTCTTTAAAGCCATCACGTTTCAGCTTAATATCCCCAATTAAGAAGTTAAGGTAGTTATTAAAGACTTTCTGGACTTGCCTTGCTCCACCTTTAGAGCTATCACGCATATTCGCTATGTAAGAGGATAGAGTAACAGCAAGTGGATAGAACTCCCTTACCTCTCCTTCATCAAGCCCACGAATAAGCGTTCTCTTATACTCTATTTTACCATCAATTTCAATTTCTATGTTCTCTTGCTCTTTTGCGTTCTTGATATACTCTTGTAAGAATAGTTCGGTCAGCTCGATTGCGTCTGCTTCGGTTAGCGACGTAAACGGTAGTGTAGCGTCCAAGCGTCCAAAGAACTCTCTTGCAAAGTTGTATTTTTCGTGCAAGTGACTTTCTAGCTCGTTGGTTACAGATAACATGATCCGTCTGATTTCATTTTCAGGAGTATTTTTAGTTATGGTGTTATCTGAGAACTTGTCATTCCCTTCAAAAATCTCATAACCTGCATTTGAGGTAAAGATAACGATAGCTTTTGCTAGTGAGGTCTTTCTATCAACTCCACCAAAGCGTGGAGCATATTTCAAGATACCTTCTCCTGTGAGGTCAAGGAACACATCACGCAAAGAACTGATAATCTTGTTGTCCTTGGAAGGGATAGCTTTCTCCACCTCGTCAATAACAAGGATAGCAAATTCACTATCTCCTACCTGCTCCCCTGCTTCTTTCAGGAATTTTTCAACTCCACCCTCGATATAAGCGTAGTTAGAACAGTTCAGCAAGACAATTTTACCAAGCCCACCAAAGATATACTCATTAAGGACTTTAGCTGTTTCAGTTTTACCTACTCCTGTCGGTCCAAGTTCTAGTAACGATAAGAAAGGGCTGTTATCACTCTTAGATAGGTTTCCGTATCGTGCTACTAACGCACGTTTCAAGAGATACTTAGAAGCGTACTGCCCTTTAATTCGTTCATCTATCGCCTTTGTTGCGCTCTCAATATCAGGAACAACCTCTGCTGTGATATTTTTAGCCGACCTAAAGACATCAACGACCATTTGATAGTCAGGGGTTTCTCCTACGTTGAAGGAGTGAGCGTCCAAACTCTGTAGAAATTGCTTGGTTTTCCGTGGTTCAGCACTCATTAAATCTTCTCTAGCATTTACACGGATAATAAACCGTATCAGCTCTCTGGATAACGTTGAATTGGTTATCCCTCTGAGCTTCATTAAATGCTCCCAATGAGCAACTGCAATATTTTCTACTTCCTCTTTTGAAAAGTCCTGTAGAATCGTGACTTCTGAGAAGCGTTCCTTGAAAGGTTGGTTGGTTTCAATGTAATATCGGTATTCTTCAAGCGTTGTAGCTCCAATGAGAATCAAAGAGCCGATTTCAGGCTTGATATGACGTTTTAATACGTCTGCACCATTACTTTCTCCGTTTTCCTTCTGGACTGCCTTGGTAAGAGTATGAACTTCATCAATAAAGAGAACAAATTTTATGTTTTCATCATTTAAGAACTCTCTTGCCTTCTGCTCTAGGTCTAGGATTTTAGGTATCATTTCAGATAGTGTTGCTGTAAACTTGCTATCCCCTTCATCTAGCAAAGCTAGTAGGGATAACTCCACACAAACAAGATTGTAGCCCATCTTATTTGTCATTTCTCCTGAATTGATCCGTCTTGTCGCTTCACGGACAATAGTAGTTTTACCTGTACCTGCGTTTCCAAGGATAATTCTTGTCGGTTCAAGAATGTTAGCTATCGTATCGTTGATAGCACTTAATTCTTTCTCACGCCCCCTAAAATTTCCGTCATAGGGGGGGAGAATGATTAAGCTATCCTTGTACTGGTTGTTAAAGTCATCTAAGAGCTTCTTGAATTGCTCGTTACGGAACAGGCTACTTTCTGTTCCTGAACCATTTTCAAGTTCTTCCTTGTATTGCTTTACCTTGGTGTTCCAAGTAACAACCTTGGTATCGTAGTTGAACACTAGTTGTTGTCGTTCTGAACTACTAACATGGACTGCTTTAGAAAACTTATTGTCTATTTCTTTGGACTTTCCTTTTGGTTTGTGGTGTTTTTTCTTCTTTCCTACAGTTACCAATTAAGCTCTCCTTTCTGTTGTTATTGGTTCAATGAATACATTTTAGTAGTGTAGTCACTAAAGGTATTTTCATCATAGTTGAAGCGTTTCTTAGCTTCGTTCAAGTTCTGGTTAGCTTTTTCAAGGTTGTCTTGCGCTGTCTCTAGGCTCTCATTGATAGATTCTTGTTGCTTGATAGCAACTTCATCATTAGGATTTCGGTCTAAAGTCTCTCTGACTTCTTTCAGCTTATCATTGAGCGCTTGGATTTCCTCTGTATAAGTGTTTACTTTCTCTCTTGCTACAGATACTACTAGATCACGATAAGCAAGCGTGTAGAACTTCTTAAAGTCAAACGTTACTGTGTCGCCTTCTTTTGACAAAAGGCTATCTACGTCTAGTGTAGTGATAGCATATTTGCTGTCATCTTTGATTGCAGATTTCAAGGTCATGTTTAAGGCAATAATATCTGTCTGTTTCACGCCTTGCGCTTGATTTTTGTTGACGTTCTTCAAAAGGTCACTTGTAATATCTGATACGATTTTACTATTTGTTCCTGAACCAATACTTAGTTGGTCTCCACTAGAGCTTATATCCCCACCACTTGTTGTAGTGTTGTAGATAGCAACCGTGTAGGTCTGCTCTTTAGGGTAAGGAATGATGATGAAAAAGTCTCCATCTGTATTCATTCGTCCAAAATAAGTAGGTATGCTTCGACCACCAATATCTGAGGTAGTCACTACCCAATAGTCATTTGCCTTAGTTGGTAGTTTGCTATTGCCTTCTTTTACTTCAAGCGTAGCAATCAGCACGTCTTGGTTCTTGTCTGTGTAGTAGTTCTTGACTGTGATATTTGCCCCAGAACGTGCAAACTGTAGATTTTCGCCAATAGGTGTCTGTGAGTTCCCTATAGCCTTACGCCCCTCTACCACATTATAGGCAATAAAGATGGTTGTAAAGACTATCATCAGGAAGGCAAAGCCACCCTTGATTGCTTTGTTGATATGAGGAGATAGCCTTTTAAAATTATTTTCTAGCATATTGGTTTAACTCCTATCAGGTAAAATGATCTTGTTGCAGGACGATTGAATAACGCTCGTCCAACTCCCCCTTCAAACTCTATATCCACTTTGGTAGTTGTTGGTAGTTCTGCTCTTACTAGTTGTTCATAATTCTTTGAATTGCTCATACGACCTACAAACGACCAATCAACACCTGTGTTAAATTCTTCATAGAGACGAGTTGTAAGAGTAAATACGTTAGATGTTCCTAAAGAGTTCTTCGTGTTTGGTTTCAATGAATCTGTTACATCATAACTCAGTAACACTCGTACTTTCTTATCGTAGGTACGTTCAAACTGTTCAGCTAGATACTCATAAGTCCGAATATCTAAAACCTCTGCACCATGAATAACAATCAAGTCTCCTGTACCTAAAAATTCTGTCACAAAATCAACTAGGTTGATAACTTGAATATTTTTCTGTAGAGCGTCAAGTTTGTCTAGTCGTATGTAGTAGTTGACCTTGCTTTCGTCTAGTTCAAGGGTTGTCTTAGAACCAATGAGCGACCTATTATTCGTCAAGAAACTTTCTAGCTTTCTTGTGATTCGACCAACTTCTTCTGCTTCATTAGTTTTTCCATCTCCTCTCAAGTCTGCTTCTTTAGATACAAAGCGCGTGAGTGCTCGATTAAAAGCAGGATACTTACTTGCAGGTTGTTGAAGATAATTCCTTCGCTCTATCATTACGTCATTATCATTATTCCAAAGAGCTTCATTTTCCATCAATTCATCAAATACTTTATCAATCAACCCTGTATCTTTGCCTTGGTAATAAATCAAGGTCTGGATAATGGTATTGAATTTCTTTTTAGAACGTCTATAAGCAGGGATTTCTTCTTCCTTTTCTTCGGTCTTATTCTTCGCAAAAGGTTGTAGAGGGTTGATACTTATTCGTGATCCATCAATAATCTGCGTTTCCTCGATAATCGCATTCTGGAATTGCTTAGTGTCTCGATTATGAGGGGTTTCTAACCTAAAGTAGTCAAAGTCATTTAGGACTATATGGACTACTTTCTTACCTTCCATGAGGAATTGATTAGCCACTTGTTGACTTGTTACGCTCGCTAGTGACTGAGGTTTCTTAATTGTCTCAGCTTCGTCTTGGTAAATATCCTTAAAGACATAATCAGAGCGTGAGAAGGCTCTTGGAATTGCTACAATACCTAATTTATTCAGGTAGTTTTTAGCGTCAATCAGGACTTTTGGATATTTAGAGTTGCCATCTTCCCCAATTTGTGAGGGAGCTAGAAAGTCATATCCAAATTCTTCTCCCAATTCATCTTGTAGCGTAGTACGTTGGAAGAAACACAATTTCGCATAGTTCTCTAGGGTAGTAGTATTTACTTTTTCAGTCACTAGTAGAGGGTTGAATAATGCTCCTCGCTTGTAGCGATTCGTTCCAACCGTGTCAACCAGTTCAAAATACTGTATAGGGTTGTATTTTTTACTGATATAGTTATCAACGCCACCCCAACGGTTGAGGATAACTTCTACTTGACGGTCTAGCTTCTCTCTTGTTAGGGCTGTAATAACAATCTCCCACACATACAAGCCACCTGACATTTTATCATCTGACTGTTCAGCAAGATACATAGCGCTGTGATGATTCGTAGCCCACTTAATATCTCCTGCAAGTCCACCGTCAGGTAAGTCTTGATCGTTGACCTTAACCAGATTAGCTAAACCTTTCATTTCCTTACGATATTCTTCTGGTTTGAGTAGTTGTAGCTTGTTCCACGTTGTTACCGTACAGCCTGAGATAACAGGAAAGCCTTTGAGGTTGATAATATCCTCTGCTTGCATTTGTAGTCCTCGTCCGTAGGGAGCAAACACATACAAATACTTTCTAAAACGCCCATTGATTAGATAGTCTAGGGCATATTCTTTTTCAACTGATTTCATAGTCTATCTAATAACCTTTCTAAGTTTCTTTGGGAGATAGGCGTATAGCTTGCAACAACTCCTTTTTCAGAACCATTCTTCAAGAACTGTCGTCCTCTCTCTAATTCTTCTTCTTTCTTTGCAATAAAGAATACTACTTCTTTCTGCGTCAACTCGTTCTTCAAGACATCAACTACACGCCGATTCTTAATCTGAGCCAATTTCTTCTGTAGCTTTGTACTGTTAGGATTTCGTCTAATTTCTCTGTAGTGTTCCTTCAAGCCAGTAAATTCAACACGCTCAATCTGACTTGATTGGATCATTGTTACTTCTCCCAAGTTTGGTAGTAGGTTTTCTAGGTCTGTGTAGATGGCAACTAAGTCTCTGGATAACATTGACTTATTGACTACACCTTCAACGATATAAACCTCTCCATACATTTTACCGTTATCAAAAATAATCTGATTGCCCTTAACTTGCGCTTTAAAACGTAGGTTGTTAAGGCTTGGTTTTGATTTCACTAGGTAAAAGAAAGTACGGAAGCTATCAACCAATAAGGTTGTATCGCTAGAAGGCTTGATATTCAACCACGCCAACCAAAGCATTGACATGACTACCAAAAATGCAGAAATTACACCAGTAAATACCGATATAGTAGAAGTCCATTGAAAAGCTAGAGTTGCCATAAATATTGAAGCAAAGACTAACATCAATGAGAACCCAGCCCACAAGATTTTAATAGGCTTACCGTTGGTTAAATTCTTGAAAATATCAAAGTAGAAATAAGAGTTGACAAGTCCATGCTTTAAACTTTCGCCAGTCCAATCCCCTTTTGGAATCTGAATGACATCAAATTCATCATTTTGGGCTTGTTGGTATTCTTGCACTTCATTTGCCATTATTTACTCCTTCCACGCTTCATTGCTTGGAATCTCTTCCACTCCTCGAACTCGTCTAGTTCAGACATTTCTGAGGTTTGAGGGGTTTCTACTGTCTGGACTTGTTCCTGTTCAGCATGAGGTTTCTGAGGTTCTTGCTTGTTGATAATCTTATCACGTTCATTGTTAGCAACTGATACTGTCCGTCCGATAACTTCGTTCAGGACACTCTTTGTTCCAATTACCGTAGCTCTTAAGCCCCAAAGGATAGAACCTTTTTCTAACGCCCCACTAGATACGTCTTTCTTCAATGTATCTTCATCAAACGTACCCTCTATCTTCTTCTTTGTCTTGTTAAAAATACCCATTTTTACTCTCCTAGATAATCAGCTAGTGCTTTCTTCATGTATGGATCAGTTACTCTTACGTCCTGTTCTTTAAATACTGACTTAATAGCTTCTTTGACTGCGTTAGTATTCTTTGTTACTTCTTCTTCGGACGCTCGTTTCTGTCCTAAACCAATACGGACTTTATCTTCCTGAATCAGCTCTTTTACTTCGTCAGTCCAACTGTCTATACTTGTACCCTTTGCAGGATTTTCTAATACTTTAAAAACATAGTATGTTTTGACGATTGAGCCATCTGGTGCTAGGTTATCTTTTGCAATAACTGTAGCTTCCCCTTCCTTCGTTCCTTGGAGTTTTGTTAGCTCCTCGCTTGAAAGTTGCTCTGTGTTAGACTTGATAGTTGCTGTTTGACCGTTCAATCCTGATTGATCCATTTTAAGGAAATTGTCAATCTTAACTCCCTGACTAAGTTGCGTAGCAATATCATTCGCTTGCGCTTCATCTGCAACCATAATCATCTGGACTTTCATCTTAGGGTGGAAGGTTTCCCAACGTTTAGTCATTTCTTCTTGGCTTACGTCCATCTTGTCTTTCAGTCCATACTGCAAGGCTAGTTGTTGACGTACTAGAGTTTTGATACTCTCTGTACTGTCGCCTTTTTCAAATAAAGTCTTTAGTCCTGCATTACGGTAGTTAGGGATTGCTGTTTCAATTTCTTCATCTGTGATTTTATCGCCATAAAGGTTTCCAAAAGTCTGATACAAGAGTGTAGTCTTGACTAGGTTTGAACCTTCTAGGGAGTTCTTGTAGTATTCATACAACTTCCGTCCTTGGATATAGCCCCCTTTATAGGTTGCAACTGTTCCCCCTACGGTATTCCCTGACAAGACATAGTTAGATAAAGCGAACCCAACTGCCATTGACAACCAAGCTGTTAGTCCAAAAGCAATAATCTTGCCACGCTTCGTTTTTAAACTAAACGCCTTTCCTAGATAGGAGCGACATTTATATAAAAATCCATGCTTTGCTTCGACTTGCTCTGCCACATTCTCTAATTCAACTAAGTTCTCTTTCTTTACAATTTTTGCGTACTGTTCTTTGTTTCGTTTAACTTTCTTTTTTGCCATTAGATTTCTTTCCTTTCTTGATAGCGTAGATGGTTTCTTGCCCACTTACACGAATAGAGACTATCAACCCTAACTGAACTAGACGACTAAGATATATCTTCAACGTTGTTTCTTTAATCTCAGTTATCTTCATCAGGTCTTTTAACGTCATTTCTTTATTCTTTGTAATCTCTGACAATATCCACCTTTGAGCTATCGTTATCTTTGATTTTTGTTCCAAAATAACCTCCTTGAAAAACAAACAATTATTATTACTTAATTATACCATAGTTTTTTTATTTTACTAGTATTTATTGTGTCAAATTTGCAATTTATCTTGATTTTATAGCTTTGAGCAACAAAAAAGCCACTCAAAATCTGAGTGACTTTCTTTCCTGCACTTACTAAGCGTCATGCTCTGAATAATCTACACCGTCAATCCACCCTTGAACAATACGGATCAATCGTACAATGATTTCTCCTAAGAACCCATAGAAGATACCTGCGAACCACATAGCGCCTGCACAACATACACACATAAACGAAAATAGCAACCATTCATAAGTTATTTTATAGGTTAGCAAGAACACAAACCCACTAATGATAGCTCCACCCCAAAAAATCTTAGTCAGTACGTCTGACGTGATAATGGTAAAGAACCACCAAATAGGCAATGTTCCGTAGTACCAAATTTTAGATAAAATCTCTCTCATATCATTTACTCCAATCTTTCTTAATCGGTTTGTTAGCCACAATAGAGCTGTGACGTGATTTCTTATAGTTGTCTCCTGAACGCTTTGCGCTTACAACTAAGAAGCCTGCAATAGCAGAATCAATAAATTTCCTTAACATAATAGTCCTCTTTCTTTTAAAAAACTCTTTCTTAACTTTACACCATCATTAAATCACAAAAATATTATTTTGTCAAGTATCTTTATTATTTTTTTGTGTTCTTTGATTATTTTTTGACATAAGAGCAAAAAGAAAAGAGGGGCAAACCCTCTATTTCTTATTAGCCTACTGACTTAGCTTTACTTGTTACTTTGTAGCCTTCTGATGATGGATTCCAAAATTCATAGTTTTTTGCTTTTTGAGTAGCCTTAGTGATATAAGAGTAGTTCCAAGTGAAGCTATCTCCGTTACCTGAATAGTTAGGAACGTTCTGCTCCACTAGAAGAATATCTCCGTTATCGAAAACGTGACTGACAATAGCAACGTGGTTAGGACTTAAAGAAACAATATCTCCACTTGTAGGTGTACTAGTTGTACTCTTACCGAATTTAGAAGCAACCTGTTTAGCCATCTCAACTCCGTCACCTGTCATACCGTGAGAATCGCCCATAGGTTTTCCGTCTTTCTCCCACAACGCCCCAAAGCAAGCACTTGCTAGAGTAGTACATTGGTCGGTATAGCCACTTGCAATATAAGCAGAAGCTCCTTCCCAACCTTCTTTAGAGCGCCATTTCAATCCAATACTAGTTGGATCAAGAGCATACTGTTGCATTTCAGGGGGTAGGTCGTCCTTTTTCCACCACTTATTAGAAGTGTAGCTTGTAGAACCACCTGCTTTTTGCCAACCGTCTCCACCACCAGAACTACTGTTAGTGTCGCAAACTGCTGTACCTCTATGAGCGCCCATCTTAGCCCCAACTGCCTTATCTTTACTTTCAGCAATAGAGCCTTTCTTAAATGGTGTCTTACCATATTTAGCAATAGCTTTTTCGTCCAACCATTTGAGCTGTTCTCCGTATTGGTCGTACATTTTACTTAGTGAGACTTGATAGCTTGAATCTGTCGCCCAACCACCGTCAGCAATAGCCTTAAAGACTGCTTTTGCGTCCGTGTTGTTAATCGCTCCGTCATAGAGCGTCTGACGTGCCATGAACTCAGCTTTACCTACGATACCTGCGTCAAAACTCTTGAAGTAGGTATAAGTACCACCTGTATTGTCTCCAACGGTAGTTCCTGCTCCTGAGAAGGCAACAGCGTCCTTACCATAGAGCTTCATGGTTTCTGAGAAGTCCTCTAATTTAGAGGTTTTAACCCCACCCATATTATGAGCCTGACCGAATGAAGGTACGCTCTCATTGAAGCTAGTCTCAATCATAGTTTGAATGATAGACGCAGAAGGTAAGAACCCACCTACACGCCAACTTTCAACATAGGCTTGCTCATGTTTTTTAGCAAACTCATTCAACATTGTTGCTGTATCTTTACTACCAGAAGTAGAGGTACTGCTGTCTGTTGAGCTATTCGTGCCTTTCACACGTTCTGAACTGTCATTGTAAGCACACTTAGGTTTACATTTTGTTTCTACCTTCTCAACGTCATCTTCGCTAAAGTTGGTTGAGCCTGAGTAACGGTAAACATATACCGTCTGATGGTCTGTTGCTTCATCACGGTATTTAGAGTAAGTGTCACGCGCAATACCGTTATGCCCTGCCGAGCTATGGATAATAGTCTCATTGTCATACATAATCATTGTATGACCTAGGTTGCCACCAGAAGAACCTTTAGTTCCCCAGATAATAATATCGCCTTTTTTGACCTCTTTTACGTCTCCCTTGTCTCCCCACTTACCTTCATAGACTTTATTAAAGCCATTTTGTAGAAGCCATTCATGTTCTGTTTCTGTTGAGACTGGATAATCGCCTGTTGTCTTACCTGCTCCACCTGCTACAAGAGCCATGTAGATTGCAGAAGAACAGTCATATTGTAGAGGTCCTTTTCTACTGCCTGCGTCCTGACTATACGTTGTTTTACCTTCTCGCTCCTCAAACCACTTAATCGCAACTTTAAGGTCAATCTTTGTTCCCTTTTTATTGCCATCTTCTGCCGAGATTTTGACCTTTTTATCTTGGGAAACATTTGAGCCACCCCAAGTAGATACCTTCTTAGAATCGCCTTCGATTTTATCTAGTTCAAAGACCTTGTAGGCTTTTTCAGAAGCGTCTTTTCTAGCTTGTAGGCTATCTGCCAACTCCCCTGCGTCTGGTCGTTCGTATAGGTTCGCCCAATCTTCAGCAGATTGAGACGGACTAGTGTTCTTTTTGTTAATATACGCTAGTACAGATTGAGGTTCTGAGTAAAGGACAAACTCCCCTTGGTTTTGAGCAGACCATTTACCATCAAAACCACTCCAACTAGTATATTTGCTAGAAGGGTTAAACCGATATAGTCCACCACTTCCCCCACCTTCTTCTCGTAAGTCTAGGGTAAAGGTTGTGTTTTCAGCGCCACCGATATTACCAATGATACCTGCAATTTCAACCCCTGAAAGACCTTGCTCTTTCCAAAAGTTGATCGTGTCTATGGCGTTTTGGTAAGCCTTCGTTCCTTTTTTCGTCCACTCTGTATCTTTTAACGTTTCTCTAGATACCTTGTTTGAGCTTGAACTATCTTTATTTTTGCTTGAATTATTTTTAGTCTGGCTATCTTGGTTCACTCCACAATCATCATCAGGAGAATAAGAGTAGTGAACATCAGCATAAGCAATCACTCCATCACGAATAACTGGTATCACTCCTGACGTATGGACTGCATTTGCTACAAAAAGAGCCAATACTAGAGCAGACTTGCTCCTAAACCTTGACTTTTTCGTTCGCTCTTTGTGGTAACAAACTTTCACGTTTTGTTTCTTTGTCATTAAATTTCTCTACCTTCCGATTATTCTTTTTGTTGTCGCTTGTATAATCGTTGGTTAGTTTTGAATCTGAATATCTCCTACGAGGATAGAAAATTGAATTTGGTTCAATTCTTCGCTGTAGCTTCCTGCAACTGTTACAGAATTATTATCCTTTTTCCTAACCATATCAACTGCAAATTGATAGATATTATCGCTTTCGCTTTTAGTCACCGTAAGTGTATCTATCTTCACTTCGTACCCTGCTTCAAGAGCTTGGTGCATTACCTCTACCATATCGTTTGTAGTAGGGCTATAACCACCTTGAACACTACCCACGTTCTTAGGATTTTTCTTCAATCCTGCAATAGCTCTTTCAATACCTGCCTTGACCTTTTCTTTCTTTTCGCCTGAGATTTCTTCTGTTGGCTTCTCTAACTTCTCAACTGCTCTTGCGTGAGTGTCGTTGTAGTAAGAAGCAGGCTTCTCTGAGCTTTCAGTAGTTGAGGAAGGTTCAGTAGTAGTGACTACCCCTGTACTTTCCTTTAGTTTAAAGTCTGCTTCTGCATTTTGTTTAGGAGATAGCCAGATAAAGGCTGTCACACCAATAGCAATCACTCCTACAACTGAAAGAGACCAGATAATCTTAGCACGATTAGAAAGATTTTTAAAATACTCCATCATATATCCTACCTACCTTTAATTTTTTTGTGCTTCTAGGCGTACAACAAGCGTGTTGATCCAATCCTTACCAAGTGTCAAAGGCTTACCGTTGCTGTTGTCTTTGTCCTTGTTCTTGTCGTCTGTTTCTTCAACGTACATTTGACCTGTCTCACGGTCATAAGTGATGACTTTGTAGAACTTATTATTAGATGTAAAGTAACCTTTTAGGTCGCCATTTTCTTTCTTAGTAAGCGTCTTGATACCCTTAGTGATGGTGTCAACGTTCTTCTCATACTCCTCTTTGGTAAGGCTGTATTTCTTTTCTTCTTCTTGCTCTGCTTCCTCTTTAGCTTTTTCAACCTCTGACTTAGCAGTAGCAATCAAGTCAGCATTGTATTTAGCGTTCCCATTATGAGATACAAAAGCCCAAGCTCCTGAACCTGCCAATGCCACAACACAAGCTCCTACAAAGATACCATATTTCAGGTTAAATTTGTTGTCATTCTCTTTTTCTTTTTTCTTCTTAGGGATTTTAGCTTTCTTGTTGCTCTCTTTTTTCTTTTCTTCACGCTCTGCCTTGCGCTTTTCTCTCTTTTCTTCCTTGGTCGCAGGCGCTTCATTTAGCCAAGCGCTTGGATCAAATGGTTCATTTGTTTTCTTTGCCATGTTTTAGTCCTCTGTCTTTCTAATTTTTAAAATCAATCTGCTCTAGTTCAACTCCTAGAGCTTCTGCAATTCTGCGTTGGTGCTTTGGTAGTGGAATCAATCCCTCTGTCGCCCATTTAGAGACTGACCGAGGGGAAACGTCAACAATCTCAGCCAATTCTTTATGACTAATCTTTTTCCATGCCAACCATGCCCTTAGTGGTAGTGCTTTTATTTCCATGTATTCTCCTTTTGATAGTTATTAGTCCATGAAAGGACTTTATTCTCATAAATGAATTATATCACAGAAAAGAAAAAAAGCTAGAGTTTTCTCTAACTTTTTATTTTTGTTCAGGAATTACCCTCTTGCCGATAGCCTGTATAACCTCTCTTTGTTCGGTCATAATCGCCCAATGCAAGCCAATTCTTGCAGACGCTCGCAAGTCATTGTGGTTGCCATTTTCAGGGAATTTCCATAGGTTTAAGAGTTTAAGGAGTTCATCAGGAACAGTCGTTTTATATTCGTTGTTACTAATCAGCTTCGTATCAGGGAAGCATTTTTGTATCATTTCGATTGTCTGGATAGGAGTGTTATCCCTTGCCCTGTTATTCTCTCTGACTATAAACTTTTCTGTTACAACTACGTCATATTCAAGGAACTTGCCTATTTCATCATACCAAGCCTTGAAATTGTCACGTCCATATCCTACTAGCCAATGGTTTATTTCAACCTCGTTGTCTAGCAGGATAATACCTGTTGTGGACGTTTCGTAAAAATTTGAAGATGGATCAATCGCTAGAATTTTCATTGCTTAGTCCTTCCATAAGTCCATAGCATTTCTGAAATCATCTGAAATTTCTATCTTGCTAACATCTGGTAGGGGTTCTCCGTAGTTTTGGTCGTGAAGGGCAACTGCCTGTCCTTTTGTTTTTATTCCTTCGATAACCCAACCATTAAGAAGGTGTAGGATATACTTCACGCTTCTAGCGTTATTGTGTTTACCTAAAAACAAAGCATACTCTAAGATAGCGTCCTGTTCTTCCTCTGGAAAGTTCTGCATAGTTGTTGCAACTAGATTAAGTTGTCTTTTTTCTGCGCGTGGAAACAACTCTTTTACTTTCTCAACATCAGCAACTACTTTTCTCTCTGGAACACTTGGTAGTACAGGTTGTTGTTCAATGGCTAAACTTCCTACTCGTCCAATAGCTATTGAAATAAGCCCTTGCGCTTCCTGTTTACTTACCAAGTGAGGATTTTCAAGTCTATACAACAAAGATAAATCTTCTTTTGAGGTAGGTTCTAGTTGTTTAAGTTGAACATACAATTCATATAGCGTCTTACGTTGGTGTTCAGTAGATTGTAACTTAATCTTATCAATAGACCAGACCAATTCAACCCCAATAACAGCTCGCCCTTCTTTTACAGGTTTAACAACTAAGTCCATATCGGTATTTTTGTTAATATCCTCAATCGCCCCTTTTAGGTGCTTTTGGTTGATAGTATAGTAACGATTCATGGATTTTCCGTTAGACTTAAACAACTGTTTCAACCCTTCAATATCATATTTTGCAGACCGAATATTCTGTCCACTAAAAATCAAAAGCTCCTCGTATAACATTTGACCTGATGGAGATAACTTTGAAAATGTATTAAGGTTATACATCAAGGGATTTACTTCCTGAGATTTTAAAATATCAAGAACAGGTGTCTTTCCTTTACGGTCAGGAGTAGAATTAAATACTCCTATAAATTTCCCTCGCTCATATTCAAAATAGCTAAAAAGTCCTATTGATATTGATTTACCATTTGGATCATTGTCATAGAACTTTTCATCAATTAGATTGATATGGTTTTCTTGTATAGCTTTTTTATCTCTATTGATTGCTGTTCTGTTGAATTTGCTATACTCAGAACTTTGAATCAATTCTAGGAGTTCTGATACCTGAACTTCTGTTATAGCTCTATCCCCATCAATTACTACATTTCGTAAAGCTAAAGAGAAAATAGCATTTTGGATTGGTGTCATTCTATTTGCTAGGTTAGATAGCTTTAGAATTTTACTCTTAGCAAGAATGTTTCTCTGCTTATCAATTAAATCTGTAACAGACTGATTCTCCACTAATTCATTTGTTTTTTCCGTTAATTCACTCATAATAATCATCTTTCCTTGCATTTATGAACCTAGTATATAACATTTTTTAAAGAATAACAACCATTTAGTTATAAGTTGTTTAACTTTTTTTGTTTTTTATAACTTTTTTGTCTATAATCACTTATATTTATCTAATTTCAAACTCTTTTTGCTTTTCTTTTTCCCCAACTAACATATTTTTAGTTATATTATAACGAAAAAACCCCAGCTTTCGGTTGTGCAATATAAAAAACACCAATTTTTTAAAATTTGACAAACCCCAGTTTTCGGTTGTGCAAACCCCAGTTTTCGGTTGTGCAAACCCCAGTTTTCGGTTGTGCAATAAAAATAGAATCGCTCAACCATGCGTGTTTGAGGGGTGTCAAAATCGGCTCTATATATATCTATATTTATTATTATTGAGAGAGAGAGTAAATAAATAAAGCGCCCCCCTTTTTCAAAACAATTTTTATTTTACCCCACTTTCAGGAAAAAATGTAAACAGTCTTTTTTTATGAGCCTGTTCACACAAAAAGAAAAACATGAGCTATACTAGAAATATAAAAATAGAAAAACGAGGTATAAACCATGTTAAGTGAAAAACAAAGTGACTTTACTTATGAGACAGCAGGAGCTTTACATAAGATTGCAACTGTTGTAGATGACAAATACCATTCTGAGACGTGTATGTTCCCTGATGAAATTCTTTGGGCGTTGCGTGATGGGGGGAAGGAAGAACTAGCAGACGAACTAGAAGAAAGTTGGGAAAATGTTTCTCTTTATTCTTCCTTGGATAGTGGAGACGAGTTAATTCAGGACTTAGCTAACAAAGTTGCCTATATCCGTAGCAATCCAGACTACCTTTCTTTCCGTTTGCAATATTTAGATACCACGGATCAACTTTACAAAATCCGAGCGAAATTGCTTGCGAACATTGAGAAAGTTAATGAAACTTTAAGACACGTTTATGTTGAAGATACTAGAGCAAGAATTACGCAAAGCCTTCAAACATTACATAGTATCTACGAAATTTTAAACAATAGCATTATTGCACCGTTGCTTGGTTTGGAAGGGGAGATTGTTAAAATCCAAGAGAGTTTTGACCTTGCTCCTTCTAACCTACCTGAGAAATACCGAAAAGCAGTAGAAACTGTTTCTGAGTGTCTTGGTGGAGTGTATAACGATATGGTTATTGCTTACAATGCTTCAAAAAACACACCAGAAGAAGATGATCTGAACAAAACTATTTTTTCTGACGACTTCTTTATTGCTTATAGCGTTGCTAATTCAACTATTCAGAGCGTAAAACAAACTAGTTTGACTGTATGCTCAGATATTCAAGGTCTTTGTGAACGTATCAAACGTCTTTTAGACGGAGAAAGTAGTGTCTATGACTTTGTAGGTTCATTTGCAAGTGCAAATTATGACGAAATGATCGTATCATACAGAAAACGTGCAGAAGAACTTGAACCACTCCTTAATTCTGCTAAAAAAGAGCTTCAACGCCTAGAAGCAGAACGTGAGGAAAAGAAAGATAGCAAACTTGATGAAGGGATTGAGATAATCAATTTGTTAGTTCGTCAGCTCAATACTATTCTTGAAATGGCAGAAAAATGCCCTTACCATTACATGAACAACTTAACAGCATTGAAAGCTAACTTGACTGTAGCAAGTAAAGAATTGCTAGAGCAAGGGATTGTCTAAAAAGGGGTATAACATGGAAAATACTCAACTAGAAGAAAAAGTCCTTGAATTAGCAAGCTCTATAAAGAAAATCGGAGAGATTAGTAATGACGATTACTTTTATAGAACGATCCTTTTTCCAGGGGAATTAGTTTCTGCATTAGAAAGTGAAGGGGAGAAAGATTTTTCTGAGGACTTGTTAGAAAATTGGAAGAACGTTACTGTAGCTCCTACTAAACATAATCAGGAACAGAATTATATTCTAAGATTGGCAAGTATAGCTCAAAGAATCAACAATAAATTTGGCTTTGACGCTTTTTTTAGATTGTATTCAACTACTCTTAGTCATCTATACGAGGTACGCTCAAACTTTAGTGAAAACATTGAAACGGTCAACAACCTTTTAGAGAAGATTCATGATTTAGATACCAAAAAAAGAATTTTGGATAGTCTAGGACGATTAAATGAGTTGTTCAGTATTCTTAACACTCATATCCTTGCGCAGTTGATAGAGCTTGAAAAAGATATTATCCCTATTCAAAAGCATTTTGGAAGCTATGTTGTAGCTTTACCTGATAATCATTTTACGAGTATAAATGCTGTTTCAGAGAGTTTAAGTATAGTTCGTGAGGATATGAAATTGGCTTTCAATGCTTCAAAACATATACCACAGCAGGTAGATGACTTAGAAAAGAACATTTATTCAGACGATTTCATAACAAGCTACAGTAATGCTTCTCCCTTTATTGGGAACGTCTATCATACTAGTTTGACGGTTTGTACGGAACTTCATACCTTACACGGTAGAATAGAGAGCTTAAAGAATGGAGAAAGTGGTGTTTTCGATTTCATGGAAATGCTTGCCAAGGTCAATTTTGAGGACTCTATGATTTCATTTAGAAATAATGCACAAGAACTTCTCCCATTACAATATTCTGTTAAAAAGGAGCTTAGACGTTTAGAAGCAGAGTTTGAAGAAAAGAAAGATGACAAAATCCATAGTGGACTTGGAACGCTTGCTACACTAAGTCGTTTGCTAAACATTATCATTGATAAAGCAGAAAAATGTTCGTATCAATACCTGAAAGACTTATCGTTATTAAAGAGTGATATAGCTGTAGCAGGTAAAGAGTTATTAGAACAGGGGAAATTCTAATATGTTGACGGAAATTCAGGCAGAATATACTCAAAGGCTTCAAAAAGAAGCCTACAATGTATTTGAACAGACTGCTATTTATTTTGATAGCATACGCAGACTTGATGTAGTAAAGGCGACTTTAGAAAACGTACTGACAGAAGCTCAAAGCCAAGAATTGAATAGCCAATGGAGAAGGCTTGACTTAGTAAATGGATCACAAAGCGAAAATGACTTAATGGTCGTCTTAATGGCGAAAAGTAAAACCATAAACGACAGCTCAGACTTTCGTGCTTTTCGTGATTATTTTTCAACCGTAATCAAGGCTGTAGTAATCAATCAATCGAATATCAGGTTCAATGAGACAGTCTTAGAGAACCTACGAGACAAAGTAAAGAGTACAGGCGCAAACCAACTTGAAAATATGTTGGAAGAAATTGAGCAAGTAAGGATTCACTTCCCTACATTTCTTTTGTACCCCTTGCTAAAATTAGAGGATTCTATCTTAGAGGGAGAGGACGTTTTCGGTTTTGAGAGAGCGCCTTTCCCAGAAGAATATAAAGCTCCAATCAGAAAAAACCTATCTAAGATAGATGGCGCAAGGAGTAAATTAAGTAATGCTTCGTTCAGAGTGACCTACATTTTAGAATTTGATGTATCTTCAAAAAGTTACGACAAAGATTTTAGAATAGCCCATGAAAACTATGTTCAGGAGCTATTAAACTTAGGTAAAAGTTTTCTAGTAGTTTCTAGTCATTCTCTAATGGCTATGACTTTAGGTAGTGAATTGATTGAAGGAAAATTTGGACTTGGGGAATATCAAAGTTTCCTGAACGGTGGAGACTTTACCATTTCAAAACCTCACACTCAATGCTTAGAGATTCTAGGCAACTATAAAAAAGTAGTTGAGAAAGAAAAAAATAGGCTTGAAGCAATCCGAGAAGAAGGCGACACCAGTATTCTTAACGAACTAGGACAGCTATATCTATTGAGCCGAGGGGTGGAAAGTGTCATGCAGGAAATTTCTAGCGCAAAAGAAGAAAATGCAGAAGCCTACCACAACTTGATACAGCTTGTGCATGATGTGGTAAAAAACTCAAAATATTATTAAAAAAACGTCAAAAACCCTTTATTTCAAAGGGTTTTTATGGTATAATAGTCTTTGCAAACTAAATAAATAAAAAAAGCGCTCCTATTCTAAAAAAATCGTTGTTGTTCATCTAGGTTCGCTTTATTTGCCCCTCAGTTGCTCCTAGAGGGGATTTTTTTGTATAGTCGATAAAATGTACCACTTTTTCTTAAAAGGGCGTACAGGCGATTTTAGGGGCAAATTAGAGGGTGTAAAAAAGCAACTACTTCTTCCCAGAAATAGTTGCTTTTTCTTACTGATAGTTACTAATAGTGAAAGACTTTCTATTCTTTGTTATTTTCTTGTCCGAAATCTTCAAGACTTTGGGCGAATGACTGAACAGCGTCAGTTAGATAGTCAAAAATGACTGTGAATACTTCTTCTGAGACAAGGGCAACGTCATCAGAATCCGTAGTGATAAGACGGATACTTTCCTTAACTTCTTTTGCCGAGTTAGAAACAGAATCCAAACCGTCTGCATTTTTGATTAGGTCTTTTTGATCCATGTTCAAAACTGCAAGAGCTTTGTTGATAACATAGCTAGTTGCAGGTGGTGGAATCAGCAAACCGTCTCCTGCGAATGAGCCAAGGTGTTTTGTATCTGCCTTGACCTTTTCTAACAAGTCAATAGTTGCTAGAGCGTCCTCTGCCATAATTTCCATAACCTTTTTACGGTTGTGAACAAAATCCAACATATAGCGAACTCCTTTCAATTTTATTTACAATCATTATAACATAAAACCTAGATAAGATAAAGGGGTAGAAAGAAAAAAAGCATATTAAATAATCTATAATATGCTTTTTTTAATTTATAAGCGACTTCTCCACTTGAACAAGTCCAGACGAATCCTGATTTTATTCAAGAAAGAGTGGTCGTGTAGTAAGAATCGAATATCTGCTTTATCAAGTTCTCCCTGCCAGTTATCACTTGTCAGGAATTGCCCTCTGGTTCGCCATCTGCTTCTATGAGTTGCTATGAAAACCTGCGTTATCTGTCCTAAGTGTAGGATTGCTTGACCTTTTTTGTTGTACTTGGTCGTAGGAACATTGATTAAAGCTCCGTTCAGGATTTCTTTCAAACTCCCTTCGTGATAAGACTGTAGCATAGCTTTTCTCAAATCGTTAGGAAATTGATAAGTAAGGCGCGTGCCATTTAGCATACGAACCTTACAGAAAACATTGGCTTTTTTGTCGTAGCTTTCCTGCATTATCCCCCCTAACGCTTCCACTCAATTTCCCAATGGAAATTAGAGCGATCATGGAATGTCTCTTGGAGCAGAATTTCTCCGTCCAAGGAAACAATGGTTGCTACCCAAACAGCAGAATAATCTTCCTGTAGTTGAATATCCGTAAACCAGTAAATAGGCTGTTTGTTGTTGACAGCTCTTACCTTTTCCTCAAACCTATTCATGTCCTCTTGGTTGAGTTTGCTGTCAAAACCGATACAGAAGGTTTCGTCTCCGTGGAATCCAATAGAATTGATATGTGTAAGGTCATAGCGAGCTACGTTCTTAGGATAGATTTTCAAGTGTTTCTTATAGCGACTACGCTTGCTACCGTTTCGTGCTTGGTATCTTTTACCAGAACCCTTGTCATACTTGATTAAGTATTGATGGTAATAGTTATCGTGGTAGTAAATACCATTATCAAAAGGTCTACTTTCAAGCTCCTTAATACCGTTCGCAAGTTCAATAGGCTTTTCAATGGTAGTGATGTTAAGGGCAATCATGTTGCTATCCACTACTTGTTGTTTGCTTAGTCCTTTGACTTTCTCTTTAGGGTTATTGTGAGCATATAGGGCTTTTATCCCTTCTTCGTTGTACTTGTAGGGGTTGAACCAAAGGTCAACCCTCAACCAAAGTAATTTTAGTTTATTCATACTTTCTTAGTTCTCCTATGTTTCATGTGAAGCACTACATTTTCCCTCTGTTACCAGTTTTTCTGAACTTCCAATCCTTTGGAATTGGTTTAGGAAGGATTGAGTTATCCTTCTTCACTTCTTCTTCGGTTGGAGTAGGTTCATCAGGGTAGAGTTCGTTAGCAATAGCTTCTTTGTCAACAGGTGTTGTAGGTTCAGGCTCAGTATGTGAGATACGTTCCTCAATCGCTTCTTCCACTTCGTGATCTAGTTGTGGAGTTTCCTTTTCCTGCTCCTGTTCTTTCTCTTTGTCAAGTTCCATTTGCTTTATCATGGCTTCTACCATGCGATTCCGAGTGCCTAGTATATCATCTAGCTCTAGGGCAGTTTGAGCGTTCTTTTCTTCATAACGCTTCCTGTACTCCTCAAAAGTCTCTTTGTGAACACTCTTAGTCTCGTAAGGTTGAGCAGAAGCAATAACAGGTGTACCCTTTGGTTTTTCTTGGCTAGGAATAACTACGTCCTGCTCGTCCATATCCTCGTCTATGACAGGACTTTTTTGGTGCTTGATAGCGTAGCGATAAACCCCACCTTTTGTAATATCTCCAAGGTCTTTAGGTTTGATAAACCCTTCTTCAAAAGCGTCCATAGGAACACGCTCATTGTAGTAACGTTCATCAGGATATTTTTGAATCGTGGAATCAATAATGTCATTGATGTTTTCGTCTGTAAGGAATACCCCTTGAACACGAACAAGGCTAGGGTTGTCCGACCACTTAACATAAGTGTCTCCTTTACCTAACAAGCGCTCTGCTCCTGATTCTCCAATCGCAATATCACTTTCAATGCTATTGGCAACCTTATAGACAATCTGAGAAGGCAAGTTAGCCTTAATTTTACCCTTGATAATGTCAGCTCGTGGTGTCTGAGTTGCAATGTGAATCAAGATACCTGCTGAACGTGCTTTTTGACCTAGACGTTGCATTGAATCCTCAACCTCGTCTCCGTTTGTCATAATAAGGTCTGCTACCTCGTCAGCAATCAGGATAAGGTAAGGTTCTCTATCTTCAGGAGCTACTTTTTGGTTGTAAGTCTGTAAGTTACGAACCCCAATTTTTTCAAACAAGCTATTTCTACGCTCCATCTCAGTTACAACAGCGTTGAAGGCATTTTTAGCACCGTCCATGTCTGTTATAACATCTGTATAGAGATAAGGGCTTCGCTTGTAAGGTGTAAACTCTGTTTTCTTCGGATCAATGATGATAAATAGAACTTCATCAGGGCTATTATGCAAAATGATAGACAGGTAAATCATGTTGATACCAACCGACTTACCAGAACCAGTTGTACCTGCTGTAAGGATATGTGGAGCTGTTGCAAGGTCATAAGTCCGTGGTACACCTTCTGTATCAACCCCAACCAATGCTTGTAGTGGTGGCAAGTTATTCTTACCAATAAAGGCTTTCATAAAGTTGGTGTAAGCGTCAGCAGTAATCTTATTATCAAGTGGAATTTGAATGATAATCTGACCTGCTCTTAGGGTAATATTTATATCCTGCTTACCAAGGTCACTTTCTAAGTTTTCCTTCATCTGCTCTGTACCCATATTGTTTACACCTTTAGGTTTGGTGTAAGTAAATTGAGCGTTAGAGTTTGTTGCCCTCATACTAACAAATTGTAGGTTGACTTTTTCGTTAGAACTGATAAAGGTTTCAAGTGACAGATAGAGGTTTGCGACTTCTTCATTTGCTAGTTTGGTTTGTTCTGCAATCTTTTCTTGTAGCTTCTTATCGTGCAGAACCTCAATATCCCAAGAGGCTTTTTCTTCTGTAAAGATACCTGTATCAATGATTTCAACTTCATCAGAACCGTTACCAGACTTCTTGCCATTGCCAAGAGCTTCTTGTAGTTTCTTTTGCGCTTCCTCAATCTTATAGACGTATTCTTCGGTTACGATAGCCTTCGCTTCAAAGAAATAGAACTCTTTTTCAGTCAGGCGTTCTGAGAAGGCAAACAGCTCCTCTGTGGCAAAAGTCAACTCACTAGGTAAGTCCTTAAAGAATGTTCCTTCAAGCACTTTGCGAATAGCCTTGTTTTTGGGGCGTTCGATTTTGACGGTTGCGATTGAAAGAAAGTCACTTCCGTTCACTTCCTTACGAGTATGAACTTCAATAGCCATACGTCTTAATATATCCCTAGCTTTCACATCTTGCTTTGAGTTCTTGACCTTGCCTTTATCGTCATAGTCCAAAACGTTTAGCTCTAAGTTTTTGATAACGTCTCTACGGATAGTTCTAGCCATTCTATCGTCTTTAAAGGGCTGTAGTTCTCCCTCATGATGACGAAAAGCAATAGTTACCAGATAGGCAAGAACAATAAATAGCAGGATAGACAATAAAGCTGTTAGAATCCCACCCAAGGGGAGTTCTATTTGGATAAAGTTTTCTAGGTTTGTACCTATCTTGCTATCAAACCCTACTTGCTCCTGCACCATTAAGGCTAGTTTTTGTAACAGGTTCATGATGACTTGTGTTGCTATAGTCAAGCCTACAAAGATAGCAAAGGTAAATCCTAAACTCCATAAAACCCTAGAAGCCTTTGCGTAAGGATAAACGTTCTTACCGTTCTTGTAATACCTCTGTAGTTTCTTTTTCTTTTTCTTCTTTGAACTTTTTGAACTCATAGGCACTCCTTAAAGTTTGTAATCTTCATCAGTTTTAGGGAGACTGATAACTCCATAATGTTTTTCGTAAAACTCAATCAAGCCAGTAATCGTACTGTATCGTGCTTGCTCCCAACCGTTCTCCACTAAGTGTAGGACAGACTTGCGAGTGATACCGATTTGTTGCGCTACAAAGTAGGCAGTAAACTTCCCTTCTTTTAGGTCATTTATAATACGGTTACACGCAAACTCAATCAGTTTTTCAATGTATTCTGTTTCCATGTTACTCCTTTGTTAGTTAAAATAAATTATTATTCACAACTATTATACCAAAAGTCCTTTGAAAAATCAGCATTTTAAGAAAAAATATTCTTGAAAAAAATCTCAAAAAATGATAAAATGATTTTAAACAAAATAAGGAGTTCAAAAAATGGGTTACAATCCTAATGATTTTTTTAAAAAGAGTAGTACGAATACAGGCGAGGTAATCACAACGTATGATCCAAACGTCATCACTCGTAGAAGCGAGCGTAAGATCATGTCAAATGCAGAAATTGTCGAGTATTCAAGGGAAGCGTCAAGGGGAACAGGGTTAAGGAACGCTCAGTCAAACATGGGCTTATCTTCCTCTATGGGTAAATCTGACCGTATGACAGCCTTGCTTGCAGGTGTTAAGAAGGGCAGGTTCAAAAGTGTAGCCCAGATTGCTATGGCGCTCAACGTCCAAGAGCCTACTGTGAAGAAATATTTGAAAGAACTGAAAATAGACTTCGATTCAACAACAGGGAAGATTATTTCAGGGAATTAAAAAAGCGTGTTCCACAACACGTTTTTTTAATTCCTCAAAACAAAAAGATAATATACCAACACATAAAAGGGTGTTAGAGGACACAAAAAGATAATAAAAATAAGCCAGAAAATAATCTAGCTTATTCTTCCATATTCTTTAAGGCTTCTTCCACGTCAAAGGCGTTCAAGATACATGAGAAAGCAAGGGCAATGTTCCCAAGTCCTGCATGAGCTACACGCATAAGTTTCTCACGTTGAGAAGGTGTCATGGAGATATTGAGACGATTGTGGCGAGAATCGTTCGTGATGGTATTTTTTACAAAGAACGTAGGTTCTTCAATCGCCTTTTCCACGTCAAAAGCGTCAAGGATAGCCCCAATGGCTTTAGACTTGTTTTGGCAACCTGCTTTAATTAGGCGCTCTAGTTTACGCAAGTTTGCGTCTGAAATATTTGTTGATAGCTTTTCAGCTTTAGGCTCAGTAATTTGGAGCTTATGGAAGAAAACGTTGGTTTGCTCTGTAGTTTCTACAACAGGCTCTTTCTTTGATTCTGCTTTCTTTTTAACAGGTTTCTTAGCAACTTTCTTTTTAGGAGCTTCAACAGGTGTTTGTTCATCTGTATCAATAGCGTCAAATACGACTTTTTTATTTGTTTTAGTAGGCTGTTTAGTAGGTAGATTAAATCTCATTTTAATTTCCTCTTTCTTAATTTCCGAATTATAAAATAGTGTTTCAAGATTATACTATTGTGTTGGAATGATTATAAAAACAATATCCCAACACAAAACAATAATCAAAGTATGTTAAATTTATGCTATATCAATAGCGTTTTTGATTGTTTCAAGGCTTTCTTGTAGCTTGGCAAAGTATTTTTCAAAACTTTTATTACGATACTTAGAGCGATTCATAATGTCAAAAACTGTTTTGTTTTCTGCGCTTGCGTCACGGAAAATGTTACGCTCCCAGATATTGGTAATGAATAGTTCATTATCCTTGGTCTGCGCTAGGTATTCATTTGTTGCAGTAACGCCATGAGTACCACCACCAGATTTAAGCAAGTTTCCAACAAAGACGACTTTAGCTTTCATGATAGGCTCGTCATCATCATTGACAAGGTTATCATCATTTTTAAGAGCTTCTGCACGGTCATATACACCGATAGCTCCGTCCATTTCACAACGCCCTGAACCTGCAACTGCGATTAACAGGTCACTAGCTAGGTAGAAGTTATCAAGCAAGATACCTTCGCTATTGTGAGTGTCGATCACTACATACTTGTAGTAGTCTTTCAGTTTAGAACGTTTAAGCCAGCGTTTGAAGATAAGTGGACTTTTACGTTCCATGTGTTCGACGTGAGCTTCGACCTCTTTCAAACTTTTAGTAGCTACGAGTAGGTCAAGATTATCTTTTACAGTTAAAGGACTAACAGGTTTCTTACGGAAGATATTCTCAAAGAGATTTTCCTCAGAAGAAATATCAACAGTTTCTCCTTTCTCGTTTTCTTGATAGATAAACCGTTTAGACGTGTCTCCTTGACGATTTGCGTCAATCAATAAAACTCTACCATAGTATGAAAGGGAATCGGCTATTATTGTTGAGAGGTCGGATTTCCCTACTCCCCCTTTAAGGGAAGAGACAGTAACAACTTTCATTTTATCGCTCCTAAATATAATATTGCGGTTATCTTTTTGTGTCGAGATATATTAAAAAATAATTTACAAACACAAAAACATAATCACCTAACACAATTTAATAATACCACAATGAAAAAACAATGTCAATACAAAAGATAAAAAAAGTTTAATTTTTTTAAAAATAAAAAATCCTTTATTTATATAGTTGTAAGATGAAAATAATAATGGTATTATAGATTATATAAAAATAACATAGAGAGGAGATAAACTTGCAAAAACATAGGATTGTTGAAAAAGAGTATATTGCCTTAACAGATGAAATAATGCAGTTTATTGAAGAAAAGAAACTTGCTCCTAAAGACTTTGTAGTAAGTGGGATGAAAATCGGAACGACCTCTAAAATCTTCTATACGAGAGATAAAGAGAAATTCTTTAAGTTGCGAGGTACAGTTATCCTGCAACTATGTAAAATCTTAGATAAACATAAGAAGGGCAAATACTTTGAGAAAAAACTACGAAAGATATTTGACCGAGACAAGCAGTTCTTTTTTAAATGGCGAAAAGAATTGAAGGAGACAGACGAGGTTGGTTCTGCTATTGCAACCAACAGCATTAGACAGCTCTATACAGGAGATAAGGAATTTCACTTTAGCATTGCTAAGATGATCCAACTCCTAGACTATATAAGTGATTTAGAGATTGAGTCGCAACGAAAGAAGGAAAAGGCAAGTGGAAGTAAGAAAGTCAATAAAGCACGTTCCAACTTATGAGAAAACAAGGAACTATACAAACTTTGAACGCTATAAAACTTTTGATATTGAAGGTTTTTTTGGCGATAAAAAACTAAAGGTGGCAGAGGTGTTAAGCACTAAGCCATTGAAGTTGTTAGTAGAGATAGAGGAAGATAATACAATTTATCCACCATATCAAGACGGAAATGTTGCAAACAATACAGGCAGACTGTTTCGCTTGTACCTTGACACACCTTCTAACCGAGAAGTACAGGCAGGTCAAGTCATGCGTTCAGAAAATCCTTATGTAGAGTTTGACTTTGAGGATTCATACGTCAAAGTTGTCTCTTATGAGAAATTGTTTGTCTATACAGGTGGACTTGTCCTGATTGATAGAGAGCAAGAAAACCTGAAAGAATTTTATAGTGGGAGAGATTAGATGGTAGCTATTGAAGCAGAAAAAATACAAGGTCTGATGTTCTTTCGAGGAATTAACCAAGACTTGATTTTTGAAGAAGCAGAATTTGAGACAGTTTGCGCTTATGAAAAGTCATCAGACGAGATACGAATTATCTTGCAAAACACCAAGGTTGATTCTTCTAACGAGGAAGAACTAGTGTTCGTTCGCTTGATTGGTTCTAATGGTAGAGGTTTGCCAGTAGATTCTATGAAAAGTGGCTATAAGGTAACAATGGACGATATGGAGATTGAAAAAGTAACTCACGTTCGTTCACAGCTAACTATTACGGTATCATCTATTAAGTTAGGTAGATACAAGTTGAGTAGCGATAATAAGATTGAAATTGTAGATTGATAGAAAGGAAAATAGATGATTAGTAAGTATGAAGCCTTGCAGGAGCAAATTGATAATCAACCTGCTTTGGGGCAACAAAAATTAAAAGCTATGTTACGGTTTTTGCAGGACGGTCAAGTAAGCCGGTCTGAGCTTGAAAAAATCCTGACGTATGATTACAAAGGCAAGACGGAAGAACAGCCTGAGCTATACACTACGCTAGTAGGGTTGGTGATTGACCTTTATATCAAGAACAACGGTCAGGAAAACTTTTTGGAGCTATATAATAGCTTGCAGGGAGAACCAGAACAAGTTCAAGATGGAACAGTAAAAGAGGGAGAGGAACAGAGTGAGCCTACAGAGGGCAATTCTAATATAATCGCTCCACAGCATACTGAACGTACACCACAGGCAGTTGCTCCAAGAAAAAGAATGAGACTAGCTTCTCCAAAACCAGTAGAGGAAGCCCAAGAGCCAGTAGTTGAACCAGTAGAGGAAGTCCTACCTATTGAGGAAGTAGCCGAGGTTGAGGAAGTGAAGGAACAACCAGTAGCAATCGAACCGATAGAGCCAGTAACCTATGTAGAGCCTGAGCTTGAAGATACTGACCTTGAAGAAGAAGTTGAAGAAGAACTAGAAAGTGCTGAGATTGAAGTTCCAGAACAACCAGAAGATACTGAGGTTGGAGAACCAGAAGAACCAGTTGCAGAAGATGATTCTGAGCCAGTAGCAGACGCAAAACCACGCAAAAAAGGTGGGGTGTTGAAGTATATTGCAGTTGGCGTTCCTACCGTCCTTGCGATTGGTGGCTTGGTATTTTGGCAAGTCAATGAAAACAACAAGGCTTCAAGTCTTGCAGAACAGGAAGTCGTAAAAATCTTGGAAGAAGCTCCTAAGAAAGAAGAAACAGCAACAGCTCTATCTAGTGGGGAGTTTGATAATAATGTTAAAGCGCTGACTACAGCTATTGATACTATCAAGCAAAATGACAAGACAGGACTTTCAGGATATTTTACTTTCGAGGACAAGCGCTACATCATTCAGAAGTACGACCAGTCAGGAACATTGACAGTTTTTGATCCAAAAGGGGAAAAGGTTGTCTATAATGACGAGTGGGTGCAAAAGTTCATTGAAAACTCAAAGGCTAAAGCTAAGAAAACCGAGAACAAGAAAGAGGAAAAACCAAAAAGTTCTGATGATTCTTCTAAGAAAGAGAATAAAAAGGACGCTGATTCAAACGCAGTACAGACTAAGAAGAAAGAAGGGAGCAACTAATGAAGTTGAAGTTTTCGGAGTTTAATAATCAGGATTGGCTATTCTTCATTCTGAAAGTTATCTTAGTATTGGTACTACTCCTGTTGCCCTTCCAGTTAGGCTATTCATTTAAGCATTATTATCATGTATTGGGATTTATGATTCTACCATTTACGGTAGGGTTGATACCTGTACTATTCAACTTTAGAAGTGCTTGGAAGTGGCTTGTATTTGGCGCAGGGTTGACAGCAACGGTTGTTTGGCTAGGCTTTAGTTTATTTAATAGAACCTACATAGGCTATATGGGAGCTGATGGATTCAGGCTATTGGATCAAAGCAACCCTAACTTTGTATTTTCGGTATCAGATAAAGATAAGTCTGCAATCGAGGGTAGCTCATACATAGTATTTATGAACCCAACGTGTGAAGCGTGTCAGGCAACAGTTCCAAAGCTCCAAAGCCTTACAGGTAGAGCGCAGTCTGCAATCGTCTATGTGGACGTGACAAGTGCTTTTGGCGAGGAATATGTAAAGCATTTTCCTGATATTGACAAAGTTCCTTCTGTTTACAACCGAGAAACAGGAGAAATCCTACGACTTGGCTATCATACCGATAGTGGGATTGAGATTTTAGATGAAAACATCAATAAAATAGCAGATGATACAAAACACTAGAAAGAGAGAATAAACATGGCTAAAACAGAAGAACAGATTAAAGAGGAATTTCTATTCATTGTCGAGAACAACAAGGAAATGCTAGAAAAAGTCATTGCTTCTTACAATAACTTTTTGGCAGAATACCGTAAGTTCCTAGAAAAAGACTATGCTACGCTTACTATCTATGAAGCGATTGAATCGGCAGAAAGCTACGCCCTAGAAAAAGACGAGGAAGAAGGGGGAACGTTCTACGCAGAACTTTTAACGGATTGGTATGACGAGCAAGTTTTGGAATGGAAAAATCGTCTTGATGGCTTGAAGAATGACTACATGATTGAGAGTGTACCAGTCATTGATCCAGAAGATAACGTGGATTGGGGCGATTACGTCCGACCAGTCATCTATGATATTACAGATTGGGGCTTCCTAATCGTTCCTGATGAAAAACACTTGGTAGAAGATGATATTAAGGGGCTAGAGCATATCGTCTATACGGTTGAATACTACAATTTCCCTATCTACTCAGAGGAAGATTTTAATAAGACAGAGGAATTGCAGGAATACTACAAGAGCTACAAGCGATACGAAGCGCTGTTGCGTGAAAACAACATCACAGCAACCGACACTTGGAAGTTTGCTTTGAACCCTGACTTTACTTACGACAAGTGGGCAGGGCGTAAGGTAACAACACCAGAAGATACGCTCACTCTTGCTCAATATCTCAATCAATGCTTGCAACGTATCAGTAATGATATTGAAGAAATGCTGACAAGTGTAGCAAAATCAAAACAGGCTCACTTGTACTTGAAGGACACTTACTATGATGATAACAAAGCAGAACAACTCTTTAAAACATGGATTGCTACGAAAGGCTATTAGTATTGGCTTTCTACTAACTTTTTGTCTGGTAGGGGTAGCTTGCTCAAAGCAGGCTTCAACCGTAGATAACAACGTGGAAGTTCCTGAGAGTTTAAAGGTTCAGAAGGAAGAAAAGGGAAATCTCACTAAAGAGGAATATCAAGCTCTTAGAGAAGCCTTGGTAAAAAATGGGCTTTACATTAACAAAGACGATACGATTGGTGGGGTATTCAATCTTTCAGATGGTTCAACCATGCGTGTCTATCGGCTAGACGGAGACGGTAATCTTTGGGGAGTAGTCAATGTAGGAGAAAACCAAGAGAAAATCGCAGTATTTGATTATGTTTCTGTTCTGACCTATATTGAACGGAAAGATAGTGCGAAGGTGGAATAACAATGGCTCAGAATTATATATTTGTCCGTCTGAATTTAAGACGGTTAAACAAGTACGAGAAACAACGAGTAGAACGGATAGTGGAGAATTTGCAACGCAAAACTGATGACAAAGACCGTTATGTGTTCATATCGTTGTTAGAATGGCGCAAAATCGAGGACAGAATAGTATTGCGCCCTGATTTATACAAAAACCTAGAAGTTGATCTCGTCAATATGCCAGAAGAAAACATCATGAAGGGTGGTGCAGTAGGGAGTGAAGAATTTATGGGTTGGTTAGAAAAGCTCCCTAGAAGCGATATTTTTCATACAGAAGGCGATATTGATATTGATGGTTCTGCTTTTTGGGATAGTCCAGATGAAGGGTAAGTAAGATATGTTTGAAAAATTTGGAATATGGCTAGATGACCTAGAGGATTTAGTAAAAGCGTCCGATTGGAAGAAAATCACGTTTGTTACGATTATTCCTGTTATTGTAGCCTTTATCTTAGGTGGGGTATTTTTCTCTAAGAAAGTCACAGTCACGCAGTCTTACACGACTGATGAAGTAGGTAAGTTATTCTCTACGCAGGATTTACCAACGCAGATTGGGAATATCGAAAACAACGAACTGAAAGTAGTTCAAGGTCAACTAGCAGATATTCAAGTAGAGCAAGAGAAAGATAAGAATGGCGAAGATACGGACTTTGCATTGAACTTTACGAAGTTAAACGCAGACACGGAGCTTAATAATTTTTTTAAAACTCTTATTGGTATTCGCTATGACACGAAGGTAGATACAGCCTACAAGAGCTTGAAGCCTTACCTAGCTTCTAGTGCAAACTCAGATAAGCCTGCTGATGAAGATAAAGCTAAGAAAAACGAAGGCGAAGCTGACGCTGATTTGAGCGTACAGCAGAACATTTACAATCTTCTAGCTTCTCAATCATGGGGTAAAGAGACACAATCAACTACAGCTCTAGCAAGTCCTGTTATGGTATCAGTTATGAGTGGTTCTACAAGCGCCAATAGATACTTTCAGGTGCTAGTTCCTGCAACGAATGATAAGCGAGAATTTGCCTTGCTTAACTACATTGTCAAGACGAATAAAGAGGGCAAAGTCCTTGCTTGTACCTATACAGGAGCGTTGCAAGGGTATTCTGATATGAATACATACTACAAGAAAATAGCTGACCTTTTGCAAGGGAACACAGTCCGAGACGACAAAGGGGGCTATAATGCTAACGAGAATAAAGAAGATTTTAGCCATCACAAAGTAGGAGAGTGACAATGAACAGTTTAGTAAAAAGAATACTAGTTGGCTTAATCGGTTTAGTTTTGATTGGTATTGCTTGTTTCTTCCTGTTTTTTAACAAGAAAAGTACAGGGAATGACTTTAAGTTAGAGGAAGCAAGCGTTCAATCAACTACTACGCAAGAGGAAACGACAGAAAAAGTTGAACTTATTGCTAGTGATCCACAAAAGGAGCTAGAAAAAACTCTTGAAAAACCGAATGAACAAGTGACAGGGGAACAAGCAGAAACAACTAAGAAGATGATACAAGTCATGGTTGACGCTCTTGAAAAAACCCCTAACAAGCAATCTATTGTACCTGATAGGCTCAATCATAACCTATCAAGCTATCGTAGAGACTTAATGATTATCAAGGAGAAGATGATTCTGAAATACAAGTATGACGCTTCTAAAACTAAGGTTTTTAAGTCTAACTTGGACGGAACACTACAGTTTACGATTACGTTTACTGATGGAAAGAATATCCTAGTTTACTCAGGGAACTATGATACCATGACAGAGCAGATTCAACTTGCAACTTATAGGGAAGGAGAGTAGATATGGCAGAAGTAATTTCGATTCAAGACTATACCTTGGCAGGTTTAAACTTTGCGATTCAAAATGTAGCAGAAAACAAAAAGCTCTTTGAAGCTAAACTAGAAACATGGCTACATAGGATTGATGACGCAGGGGGAGACCTATCTGATGAAGATAAGAAAGTCTTTGGCGAGCAAAAACAAGCAATCCAATTTGTACCCTCTTGGGGTATCTTTAGTCAGGAAGATATTAAAAACGAACTAAAGGCGCTATGCGGTCTAGTTGTACCACTTAACAAACTAGAGGATTGGAGCAAACATAACCTAACAGTTCTTGAAGAAGGAGAAAAGGAAGCTGACGCAGAGGATAAAGAACTTTACTCTAGCGTTATTAAGGCTATTCAAGGATTTGTGAAGGAAGTCAATGACCTATCTAGCGAAGTATCAGAGCTGACGGAACACTTAAAGCGTTCAAGAGAGCTGATGAAGGTTGTCTAAAGCAAAAAAGCAAGTTCACAAATAGCTTGCTTTTTTTGATACAATAAAATAGACAACGAAGGAGAGTAGATAGATATGGTTACGATTAAACGAAAATCAGAAAATAAAGATGATTCATTAAGACAAGCAACCCTCATGTTTGAAAAACGTTTTGACTTGCAGGACTTTACAGCAACTTTGATTGAAGCTGAACCAAGCACAATTAAGGAGCTTGTAGAAGATTATCTGCATACAGAGGGCTTCCCTAAAGGTGTAACGTATATAGACGTGGATTGGCACTTAAAACCACGCCTGAGAGTGTCTTATGACAAGTGGGTAGAATTAGGTATCAATGAAGGTTATATCTCAGATGATGACCTGAGAGACGGTTTGAGAGAGTTTTTTGATACAGGACGAGCAACGGAAATGGCGTTGAAAGAATGGAATAAAAGTCATCTATTAGATTTAGAAGTAGTCCTGAATGAAACACTTGAAAAGTGGGAGCATAGAATGGGTGGCTCAGAAGAATTGCTTGATAATTTCTATAGACTATTTGACGCTATGCAAGTCAATAAGCTCCTGACTGAAAATATAGACAGCTATCCTGAATTGGTTGAAGAATTTAGAGACAAAACCAAGGAAGCAGGACTTGATAATGCGAAGCTCAACAATACTTACTACAAAGTGAAGGTCAACACGCAAGGCAATGAAAGTGAGATTGTCCTTTTGATGACCTTGATCCTGAACATAAATAGTCCACAGGCGCTAGATAGCATACCTAAAATGACTGCTGATGACTTTAACACGCTTTTATGCTTGCCAAGTATATTTAGAAAGCTCAGTAAGACGGTTGAATTGCTTGATAGCGTGAATGAGTGGGAAGAAAGAAATAAGCAGATTGCGTCTGAGAGAGTGGCTATCCAGAAAATCTCCCAGAAATTGGCAGAGAGTTTCAATCCAGATGAAATCCTACAACATTTAGTAGCAACTCCTAGTCCAGATAACCCTTACTACAAGAAATTTGAAGTATTGGCAGAAGAACGTCATGTGTCCGTTGAAAAATTATTGGCTCAAAAACCAAAAGCAACTCTAAAATTTAATGGAGATATGGCTGATTTATCAAAGAAATTACTTGATACCAATCTGTCAGAGTATAAAAATTACAACAAGTTTATATTAGGAGAAAAAGAGCTTATCAACGCTCTATGGCTAGAAGAACCACTAATAAAATCAATCAACGTTGATTTTATAGGCTGATAAAAAAGAAAAAGTATTGTTTTATATTTTATAAAATAATATTTTTTTTGAGTTTATCTCTTGTTTTTTCAAAAGAATGGTGTTATAATCTAAAATGTATTAAAAAATAAAAAGGGGGTGAAGAAGAAATGAAGGCAAAACGTGATATTTACGAGCCAATGGCAGTTGAACTTGGTTTGACTAAAAAGGCTTCTAAAGACGCAGTTGATTTTGTATTCAGAAAAATTGCTGAATACTTGTCAGAAGGCGAACACGTCCGTATTGATGGCTATGGGACTTTTGAAGTTCGTAACCGTGCTGAACGTAAAGGGCGCAACCCACAAACAGGAAAAGCGCTCACGATCAAGGCAAGAAAAGTACCTGCATTTAAAGCAGGTAAAGGCTTAAAAGATAAAGTCAACGCTTAATCTTTATAAATAAAAAGGAGAAAAAGAAAACAATGTTTAAATCACAAGAGACAAAGGTTCACGGTTCAATCCGTAAGTCAAAATTTGGAGCGTGTGGAGTTATCCTTGCGCTTGCTATGTTGGGTATTGCTTTTGGAAGCAATAACGTATCTGCTGATGAAGTAAAACCTACTACACCTGCAACTACAGAAGTTGCTAAACCGACAACTGAAACTGCTAAACCAGAAACTAAGGCAGAAGTTAAACCAGAAGCTAAACCAGAAACTAAGGCAGAAGAAACAGTAAAACCTGTTGAAGCTCCTACCCTTGACGCTACTGTTGAAAAAGCTAAAAGTGTTGGTATCAAAGTAACTGAGAAGGAAAAAGTTGGTTATGATACCGAAGATGAAGCTAAAGCTGATGAAAAAGCGCAAGTAGCAGAAATTGATAAGAAGATTGCTGAGAAACAGCAAAATACTAAGGAAATCAAAGAAGCTACAGACACCAACAACAAAATTAAGTCTGACAACAAGTCTGTTATGGAAAAAGCAGGTTTGAAACACACAGGCGATTATCCAAAGGATAAGAAAGCTGTTGATGGTTATAATGCGCAAGCTAAAAAAGAAAACCAAGCAAACGAAGCTAAGTTTAAGAAAGATAAACTAGACGCTGAAAAAATCAAGGCTAAAGATAAAGCCATTATGGAAGCTAAAGGCTTGAAATTTACTGGCAACTATGCGCAAGATCAAAAAGCTGTTGACGCTTGGAACAAAGCAAATGCAGGTAAAGTTATCAAGTCAATCCAAACTGGTTTGACTGCAACTGCAAACACTAGCTTTGAAGTTATTTCAGGTGGTTCTAAAGCTGTTGCCCCTGACTATACAGCTAATGTAATTCAAGGTTATGCACGCAATACTAACCTTGACGCTAACTTTAATAATGTGTTCCTTCTTGATGATAAGAGTGGAACAATTAAAATTAAAGTTAAAAACACTACTAATGGCGATGTCAACTTAACATTTAGCAACATTACACCGTCTGCTGAATCAGGCTTTATCCGTTCTTACGTTGCTCTTTGGGCAGGCGAAGATGGTGGTATCGGTTATGGTGTCTTTATCTCTGCAGGTGCAGGAGAAGCCAACGGTGGTGGTGGCGTTGACGGTCAAGGTGGAGGTGGAGCGTCTGGCGCTTACCGTAATGACCGTCAAGGTTGGGTTAAAATGGTAACTGTTGGAGTTGAAACAGATTCTAATAACGTAAGTGAAGTAACTGTCAACGACGTTGATAGCAACCAAGTTATTGATGTTTCTAACTTAGATGGTGCTAAAGTAACAACTGGTGCAAACATTACACAAAGTGGCAACTCATTTACAGCTAATGATTCTGCACAAAGTCAAAGTACAGCAGGGGTGCTTGATTCTAACGGTATCGGTTGGTCATTTGCAAAAGGACAAAAGATTAACTTTACCTTCATTCATTCAAACACTTCTGACACCTCATATTCAATCGTTGGTGGGTTGTTCGGACGTGCTTCTCAAAAAGAAGTGAAGCAAGAGCCTATTTCTATTGAGAAATACAATGATCCAAAATACACTCCTAAACCAATGATTTCAATTAAGCCTTATGTACCTGTTCCTAAAGAAAAACAAGTGGAAGTGGAATATCATAAGACTTTCGTTAAGGAAAAACCAGTTGAAACACCTAAGAAACCTGAAACACCTGAAAAACCAAAAGAACAAAAACCTGAATTACCAAACACTGGTACTGCTGAAAGTTCACTCGGACTTGCAGGTGTAGTTGGTATGCTTGCAACGGCAGTTGGTGTAGCAGGTCTTAAACGTAAAGAAGATTAAGGCTGAAACACGAAGCGAAAATCATTAAAATCACTTAAAGTAGCAAGGATTTTTCCTCGCTACTTTTTGTTTTTCTTTCAATCAATTCTAAGGGCGATTTTAGACGCTCTACGCTCGTTTAGAACTTTGGGGTATAAATGGACGGAGAGGTAGATAAAACACAACAGAGAGGACGAGAGAGGGCAAAAAGGAGTATATCTACACTTTGTTCTGGTGTAAAAGTGGTGTAAAAATAGTAAAATCACGCGCACCATGAAAAAATAATCAAAAAACACAAAAAAATAATAAAAAGCGTTGACAAGGGATAAAAAGAGGTGTATAATATAACCATAAACAAGAACAGGAGAAAGAAAAATGTGTAAAGTGTTAAAAGGAGCTTGGGGAATTTTCCGTTATATGAGTTTGACTTCAATCCTTCCTATGGTTGCTTTTGGTGTAGTATATATGATTACACAAAGTCCTAGAATATCTATGTTTGCTTTTTGGGTATCATTCGGAATTGGACGGTTTATGAGTTGGAGAGAAAAGGGAGAAAGATAATGGCAGTAGAAGTAAAATTTGGGAACTTAGGTATTGATGAAATTGAACGTGACTTAGGTATCAAGCTGACAGAAGCAGATAGAAAATTCTTGCAAGAAACAAGACAAGAGCAAGTTATGAACGGAGAAGGAGCTTTAAAAATGCCTTCACGCTCTTGGCACTTTTTTGATATGCCGAGAGTTCTTGAACTTGGTAGCTACTCTTTCTATTTGGAGATTGAGAAATTGCTTTCAAACTATGAGATTAAAGGACGATTGGAAGTTAGTTTTGTATTTGCAGATGACGAGAAAATCGAGAACCTTTATGAATTAGAGAGTGAAAATAGCTATCCGAATTATCTATTCGGTCATATAGTCAGGGGGAAATTTGCTGAGATTGGCAGTTTTAGTTTTTGGCAAATCTATAAGGAAAACAAAAAGACTATTGAGTATAGAAGGGTAAAATATGAGAGCTTTTTTGAAGAAAAAAAGGAACTAAAAAGATATGTTAGAAACGACTTTCTTGTTCCATGTGAAGATGGTTTTTATAATGTTGATTATCAAGAGAGTGTAAGATTCAAAAAAGAAGAATTAGAAAATCCTCAATCAGAAATGATTAAATTTAACAACTACGGTTATATTGTAGAGCTAAAACCGTGGAAGGGAGAACGTGTCCCTGCTCTTGGTTCAAGTAAAAAGGTTGATTGGGAAGAATACAAAGAAAAAGAAAAGGCGTACAGAAAACGTGTTCGCAACTTAGGAAAGTAAAAGGAGTAGAAACAATGGAAGAATTAAGACGAAAGTTTGCAGAAAATCTATACGACAAGGCTTGTGACTTGGCGAATGAAGATATAGAAAACTTGGATAATGGAGACGACCTTGACGCATATTTGTTCGAGCAGAGAGTAATTGCTATCTGCGAAGCTGTGTTTAAGGAAATGATTTTTGTTGAAGCAGGGCTATTAGAGAAGAAAATTTTTGCTACTTTGCCAACAGATCAAGACGGTGTTATGAGTGAGGTAAAAAAAGAGCTACCACCTGCATTACAGAAAGGGGAGTAACAATGATGAAAGAAGTAGGATATACTAAGCACCACGACCAAAAAGGATTTTTGTTTATCTTTGACGTGCCAGAAACAGAGGATTGCAAGGGAAAAGAAAATGTTGCTGTAACAATCCATATACCACCATACAATGAATATGGCAAAATGCCTGACACTCAATACATGGAAGTTGTAGCTAAACTATTAGCAGAAGCTGACTGGTATAGTATTGCTAAAGAGGAATACTATGGCAAAGATTATGAAGGTAACGAAATTGCTATCCCAGATGAAGATTGGGAGTATAGTATTCGTTATGGGGCAAAACGTACAACGTTTATTGAAAAATTAGATAAAATTGATCCACCGTTTTATGACAAGAAGGACTTAGACCATTTTATTTCAGAACTTCCTAGTCGTTTAAAATATGACACGCGCTCTATTATCCAAGTTCTGAACGATATTAAGCGTACATACCACCCTAAAAACGGATACAAAGGGAACATGATTGAACAAATTAAAGGGCTAAGGCTCTATCAAGTTGCTGTATCACGCTTCAATGAGTATGGAGAATATATAACAGGTAGCAAGCCTTATATGACTGCTAGTATGAATGACTATCGCAGACCTAACTATTGGTATGTAGTTCGTGACCTTCTTTCTGTAGGTGAATTTTCAAAACATGAAGGAGGAATGTTCTTGTTTGTTGAAACAAAGACAGGGTTTAAAATGCGACTATGCCCTGTAGCAGAACAAACACTTAGATTTTCAATATTTGAAGATGAAAGCTACTTCAATAGTTTTATGATGGACTATGAAACGACAATCGCAGGGCAGTTTTCAATCACTACAGGAAACTCAATAGACAAGACAGAAAAATTGATTGACCTAGATGGTAAGTATAACATTTATAATCTTGATGACAATTTATTTGCATTTGTAAAACAACAATAATTTACAATGAAGCAGATGGCAGGTATATCTTTAAAAGACTAGTTTTTATAACCAGTCTTTTTCTTTATGTTTCCCTAAAACCAATAAAGGCGTATAGGGGGAATTGCACCATAAAAAATAATAGATTGGCACAAAAAAATAATCAAAAAACATAAAAAAGTGTTGACAAAGGATAGATAAAGGTGTATAATATAAACATAAATAAGAAAAGAGGAATACTTATGGAAGCACAAAATGAAAAGGCACTAGAACAGGCTCAACTTTTGGAAGATATGTCAAAAGATTATTGGGAATTAGTAAATCAAGAAAGCAGTCAAATGTTTGTAAACGCCCAGCGTTTAAGTGGTCTTACAATTCGAGCGATTGCATTACAAGCAGGAGCAAGAGCATTAAAGGAACAAGTAAATAAAGGGGAATAGAAAAACAAAGGAGAAAGAAAATGGAAGAATTAAGACGAAAGTTTGCAGAAAATCTATATTACAAGGCTTGTGAGTTGGCAGAGCATGACTTAGAAGAATTGGATAACGGAGACGACCTAGACGCTTATTTGATAGAGCAGAAAATGATTGCTATTTGCGAAGCTGTATTCAAAGAAATGATTTTTGTTGAAGCAGGGCTATCAGAGTTAATCTTTGCTACATTGCCTACAGACAGAGAAGGTGTTATGAGTGAGGTAAGCAAAAAACTACCACCTGCATTACAGAAAGGACAGAAAGAATGAAAAAATCTGTAAGAATAACACTCACGCAAGATGAATATGATCATCTTCTTGCTTTGAAAAACTACCTTGGGTTAAAATCTTTAGTTGAAACTGTTTCTTTTTCAGTAGAAAAGGAAATCAACCGACACCAAGGAAACTCAACGTACCTATATTATTTAGAAGAAACTAGAAAAGGAGTAAAACAATGTTAGAGAACATTAAAATTATTGCGTTAGCATTAAAAATCATCATTTGGAGCTTATTTCCACCAACGCTATTGTATGCAGTCACAAGGAATATGACGCTTTCAGTTAGCTTATGGTTTTTGATTGCAGTTGCCGAGGTATTGTACGAAATTGCTCTTGCTGAACCGTTCAACGAGCAGGATTTTCAGAATTTCACCGTTGAAGTATCAGGAGAAAAGGAGTAAAGATATGCTGAGAATCATTGTGTTTATCGTTAAGCTGTTTGTTTGGAGCTTGCTTCCTGCTTTAGCCTTGTATCTAGCTACAGGGAGTGTTGTGCTATCGGTTATGCTTTGGATCGTAACAGGAAGCGTGGAAGTTCTATCACGCTTAGAAGTCCATAGAGACTTAAATAAAGACAACGTGAAGCTAGTTGAAGATTTTGGGAGACTAGCAGACCGAAAGTAAAAGGGAAAGGGGTAAATTATGGCAGATAAAGATGGTTGGCATATAGTTTACGGAAAAAACGTTTATGTAGAAAATGGAAAAGTCGTCTTTGGAACAACCAAAGGCGAAAATAATTCAGAAGTCACTTGTTATCCTTATGAGTACAACAAAGACCTTGACTGTTGGGTTAATATTTCTGGGGAAGTAACTCTATCAGCTTACAGGGCAGGTTATAAAAGAGGAACTAAGTGTATGAAGTAAAGGAAAAAACTAGAGGGGCAACCCTCTTTTTTGTTTCCCTGCAACATAAAAAGATAATCAAAAAACACGGAAAAGTATTGACAAATATTATAAAAAGGTGTATAATATAACTATAAATAAATCAAGGGGTAAACGCAACAACCCCAAAAAGGAGAATCGCAAAATGTCATACGAAACATTGAAAAAACTCACAGTCAATCTAAAGGAACTTAAAGTCAAGTACGCTTATTCATCAAGCAATGTGAGAGACTGGCGAGATCGTATCATTGTAAATGAAGTTGAGAGGGAATTCGAAAGCAAGGAAAAGCTAGAGGACTTTCTGCTAGGACTTGTCTCAGGACACTATGGCGGTTGTACTAGAATTTCACGCGCATTGACGTTGTATAAACGGATTCAATACTTGGAAGAACATGACCTAATTGAAAACTACATGGCAAAAGACACAGAAGAAGTACGGAAAATCCTTACAGGGGAAAAGAAAGTAAAGGTTAAGCAGTTTGTGATGATGACAGATGACGGTTCAACCTTGAAAACTACTAAGTATGGTGTAAGACTTTTTCCAAAAAGCTACGGTGTAAAACCGTCAAAACTTTATAAGTCGGACGTTGACACAATCAAGGCGTGTTATAAGAGCTTTATTGAACAACACAACGTGAAAGAGGTAGAGGTGGTTTAAAACCATCTTCTACCCTTGTTTTAAAAAGGAAGAATAGTATGACCTTGTATGAAATCTACTATCATGACGCTTGGCGCTCAACCTCTAGCTACGAGCGTCGGGAAATAACCATGACAGAAGAACAAGCTGAAACGTGGCTCTTGGAGAATAAAAAAGACTGGTATGATGAAAATGATCCAGAGATTGATAACCTTATCGAGCAGGCGTTACAACAGCAATTTAACTACATGACAGTCAAAACGATTGTCTGCAATGAAGATGGGAGCGTTAGCTTCCAATAGAGAGCCTAGATGATAGGCTTTTTCTTATTGGTTTAAAATACAACATAAAAAAATAATAAGAAAACACAAAAAAATAATGTAAAGTAGTTGACAGTGATTATAAAAGGGTGTATAATATAAATATAAATAAGAAAACGGAGTTTTAACTATGGACTACTACTTAATCGAAAACGGAAGATACTTTGCTATCGTAGAAGAATATGTCTTGGCAAAAATTAAACGCCTGAACAAAGGGTATAACATTCACAGCTTATACACGATCAAAAAGCTGAATGATGATGATAATTGGGATAACATTATCAATAATAAGCAAGAAACTACGAACAAGCGATACACCTGTATCGAAGATGAAGAAGAAATCAGAGATTATGGTTTTGTAGAAGAATAGGTAGAAAGAAGGTAAAGAATATGACAGTATTATTATTTGAGTACGGACACAGTAAAATTAACACATGGGATAAAAAGTGGTCTGGGGAAGGCAAGGTATTTGCTAAGGAAGTGTTCCTAACTACTAAAAAAAGAGAAAGGTTGACAGAACTTGGATTTGACCTACATAGAGGGGCAAAAAAAACATTTACTTACGATTTTGGAGACGGTTGGGTTGCTAATGTAACAATGACCGTAGGAAACAAAAAAGACTTTGAGGGGATTATGAAACTTTCAGAAGGGTTTATGGGATATGATTGGTTCATTGATAGTATCTTAGAAAATGGAAAAATTGTTAAAAAATGAAGTCTTGGGAAGTGGGCTTCCACTCTTTGATATAACCTTCTTAGAAGAACAGGAGAAACAAAATGGAATTTAAAATCAAGCAGAACATTACACCAGAGGACTTACTACAAGGTATTTCATGGCATGGAGAAACAGACCATGACAACGAAGCAGTCCAAAAGCTGAAAGAACTGAATGAGTTTGTATCAGACCTAGTTGCAAAAATCTTTTTCTTTCAGTTGCAGATGGAACAAGTTGCAACCAATCAAAACAATATGAGCGCTAAAGAACTTTCAGAAGAAGCTAAAAAGCTCTTGATTAACGTTGCTAAGATGACTACGAAGGAAGAAGATTGGGAAGCGATTGAAAAATTGGTAAAGGGGGATAATTGAAATGACTAAAGATTATCTTGCTGAAAATATGGCTCAATTTGAAGATTGGAGCGATAGTGAACGCAATATCTTGCGAGCAATTTGGAAAGAACTAAAGAAAACAGATAGCAAGAAAGTAGAGCTGAAACTTGACGAGCTGAAAGACACTTGTATTATCGGTCAGGAACACGATACTTGGGATAGTGTCTTGGAGACGTTCGCTAAAAAAGCAATACGTTTGAGATACTACGGAAAAAGTTTAATTGTATCAAATTTTGTCTCCATCAACATTGAACCAGAACATAACAAAATGACTGTTGAAACATTTGATACAAGCGCCCTTGGTTTTCCTGTTAGTAAAAGAACTTTCGCTTTAGATTTTCTTGATAAGGTTATGTCGGAACTCTGACAGAGTAGAAAGGGGATATTTTGGGTAAGTATATCATTGACAAGTTGAAAGACAAGCGTATTGATATTGACCTTGGGGGGGCATTGGGAAAACCTGATGGACTATATCAAGGCAGAATATCCGTCTTTCTATACTTGGAGCGACAAAGAAAAAGATAGGTGGATTTTAGATAGCTTTGAATTTAAGGAAAGCAGACTAGAAAGAGCCAACTATCTTGACTATGGCTATGTCCGTGAATTTTCAGATGGGAGCAAAGGTTATAGGCTGAATACCAATATCAGGAACGACAATGACAAAGAGGAGCTTGATTATTGGTTGCAGGGAATTGCTAAGAAAACAACTACTGCATTAGAGCGTTTGTATGCTATCTTCTATAGTGCTGAGAAAGTCATGCGAGAACGAAAGATAGAAAGAATCAATAGCGCAGATGATGTAATTGAAGGCTTGTATGTTTCCTTTGTTATTGAAAATGATGTATTCGTTGTGGAATTTGTCAGTATGTTTGATGAATCTTGTAGAACTGTTGCGTCCTTTACTAGAAATAGTGTAAACGAGCCTTTAGTACCTAAAGTGGAGCTGTTAGACTTTTATAACTATTTTAGTGGTATTATCGCCTATACTGACCGACCTTGGCAAGAGATCGAAAGTTCTTTTGAAGAACGTTTAGAGGAATTAGGAAAAGACTAGCTACAAAAAGCTAGTTTTATCTTAATCTCTAAAAGCTCATATAAGCTCATATAAGCCATTTTAAAGCAAAGTGGCATGATTCTAGGTAGAGCTTCTAAAAATGTGACAGGGGCTAAAATAGGGGGCAATAAGGACGGAATAAGCAGAAAGAGAGGTTTGCTATGTGGAATAAAGAAAAACTGACGTACAAAGGGCAAAAGGTTGACTACTTAGCCAAGGTAAGTGATGAACCTTCCCCAGATGGAATTGATAGAGGGCGTGTTTACAACCTAGATATATCTATCGGAGAAGAGACAATCGTCTCCTATGATAGAGGTTGGGAGATTTATCCTGAAACTGCTGAACAAGAGGGTATTTTAGAAGAAGTCTTGAATATCCTGACAGAAAATTGAACTATGGAACACTCTAAAACGCAATAATTTTAGGGTGGTTTTTAATTTCACTATAAAAAATCACGCGCAACACAAAAAAATAATCAAAATATTATAAAATATGTTGACAAAGATTAAAAAAGAGTGTATAATATAAACATAAAGATAATTAAAGGGTACGCAACGCCCTATAAAAAGGAGAATCGCAATCATGAACGCAACACTACCAGTAGAAATACAAGGCTACGCAGATGAAATGAAGAAACAGCTACATGAATACATGGATAATCTTGGGGCTATGCGTATTGAAGAAGCTAAAGAAAATGAAAAAGGCTTCCGTGATAGTGTAACAGCTATGATTAAGTGGTATATTTCCCAGAATGCGAGCGAAGAAAAACTGACTGCTCTTAAAGAGACGCTAGTAGTAAATCTTTATCGCTTGCAAGAAATTAGAAAGGTAGTTGAAAATCAGAATACGATTGGCGAAGCAAAACTAATCTTTCAACAGCTAGGAATTATTTAAAAGGAGAATCGCAACATGAAACTTTCAGGAAGAGATATAAACAAGGCTTACTCAGAACAGTTAGCAAAACTACTACTAGATGGCTATACATTTGTAGTAGCAAGAGAAAATGGATCGTTGGAGAAAAACAAAGACGACTATGCAAAAATTGACTTGGAAAAAGATGGCAAAAGCTATGAATATGGCTACTGGTATGATACTATCAATCAAAGTACAGGAAAACATACTCTAATATTAACAGAAAAAGTTAAATATTCTTGGTGGAGCTTGCAGGAAGAAGTAAATAATCTTCTACCAGAACCTTACACTTACTACAGCTATATTTTTGAATACGGTGGAGAGTATGAACCCTATAAGTATTTTACTTTTTCAACCGAAGAAGAAGCCCTTGAACTTTACGAGAAACGCAAACAACGCAAAGAGTATCGTGAGTGGGCTAGACAACATATTGTCAATACCTTTAAGGTTGCGAAAACCAACTACAAAGGCTTCAAGAAAGACGTTACGGTTGAATCTCTACGAAGTAGCTATATGCTAACCAATAAAAACGGACGTAAAGCGAGCATTGGCAAAACTACAGGTCGCTTCACAGTCTATTAAAAACAGGTAAAGAGCTTGCAGGCGCAGGCTCTTTTTCGTGACACTTACTAAACAGAACACAAAAAAATAATCAAAAAGTACATAAAAATAATACAAAACTATTGACAGGTAGAAAATAAAGGTGTATAATATAAATATAAAAGGTTAAGAAAAAAGGAGAATCGCAACATGGCTACACGCTCAATGATTTACAAGGAACAGCAAGACGGAACACTTAAAGGTATCTACTGCCATTGGGACGGTTGTTTGGAATATAATGGCTCAATCCTATTGGAACATTACAGCGATCCAGAAAAACTAGAAAAGCTATTGGCTTTAGGGGATATTAGTTCTTTAGGGGAAGAATTAGAAACAAGCGAGGCAGTACGCCTATACGGTAATTGTTATTACATTTCGGAAGATTTTAAAGCCTTGAGTGATGAAGAACAAGAACGCCTTAAAAATGAAGCAAGTAGTGGGAAATATACTATCGCTTACCACCGAGATTTTGGGGAAAGGCTCAATCCTAATGATATTATCACGCAAGAGGAACAAAAGGAAGGGCAACACAAGTTTGAAAAAGTTGACTATGTTTATATCCAAGATAAAAGTGGGGTATGGTACGTCAACCGACGAGATGGAGAAAAGTGTTTCAATGGAGTTGCTTTTAAAAAGGTAACACAAGAAATGGTTGAAGGATAAAGAAAAGGAGAAACATAATGGTTAGCGTTATCAACAAAGACACCGAAGAAAAACACACTTTCGATTCAAATTGTAAGGTAGCCTATGATGGTTGCCATAAAATCTATATCTTATAGGACGTGTAGAAAAGAGGGGGAACCCCTCTTTTTAGGTGCAAGTACAACACAAAAAAATAATCAAAATACACAAAAAAGTTGCAAAAAAATCTTGACAAAGGATAAAAAAGAGTGTATAATATAAACATAAAGAAGTTAAGAAACAGGAGCAAAAACCTATGTCAATTACAGCCTTGAAAAACAACGCAGATATCCTTTCAGAACACAACTATATGTGGCATGGAGAAACCCTAAGTGATAACTACGGAGCAAGCAAAGAAATCATGGACGAGTTTTGGGAAATGGTAACAAAGCGAATTGACGAAGCCTACATGGAAGAATATAAGGCTTACCATATTACTCATGAAGAATCATGCAATCCAAACGCAACTTATATTGGTTTGTGTGGTATGTCTATTGACAGCGAAACTATTGACTATGCTATTAAGGAGTTAGAAATCAAGGAAGATTTGGAAGAATGGCTAGATACAACTATTGAAAAACTAGATGAAGTCATTGACCGAGTTAAAGCAGATATGGATAAAATCCTAGCTGAAATCGTTGAAAAATACAACCTAACCTACGTTGACTAATAAGAGGGGGCTATAAGCCCCTTATAATTAAAGGAGAACGCAACATGAACCTAACTACAACATACACAAACCCTATTTTTGAAATGATTGGCTATGAGCCTAAAACGACATTTTGGACTGACTTTAGCATTGCTGATATGTTCGGAGTTGAGGGAGTTAAGGACACCTACAACCGAGCAAAAGATGAATGGCAAGACAACATTGAGTATATGGCAGAATTTGCCATGGTACTTAATCATAAGAGCTGGCAACATAACGAAAAGAACCAAGTTCTTTGTGGGTTATATTCTGATTTATGGATTGAAATTGACAACTTTATCTATGAGCATTTCAAAGACAACGAGGAAGCACTTAGCTACTATCAAACAGTAACAGACTAGATCGAAAGCAACACAAACCGAGGGGGCAACCCCTCTTTAAAATAATCAAGCCACACAAAAAATAATCACGATACACAAAATGGTAAGCGTGATATTACAAAGTAGAAAAGACGGAAAGGCAACGGTACAAAAAGATAATACGGTAACACAAAAAGATAATAAAGATACACAAAAAATGAGTAAAGATACACCAAAATATAGCAAGCTGATACCAAAAAATGCGAGAGAGCAAGGTGGCAAACTGCTGAAAGAGAATGGTTTAGAATATTTCAGAAAGCGTTCAGAAAAAGCGTGTAAGCGAGGGCAAGCCGAGAAGAAAAAATAGCTCTAGCGCAGAAATTCGGAAAAACTCTGCTAGAGCCAAAAAATAAAAATCTGAGGGGCAAGCGAGGGGGCAGACGGACTGCGCAAAGCCACGCACTGCAAAAAGAAATTCTTTAACTAATGTTTACTAAGTGCCTTTTCTTTTCAAAGAATAGTATATAAATAATATTTCGCAACACTTCGTTAAACTACGTTACGTTAACACTCCACTACGTTTTGCTCAATATTATTATAAACTCTATTTCTGAAAAAGTCAAGGACTTTAGTAAACTATTTTTAAAGTATTTTATTTCTTTTTGCAGTG